CAAAATTACAAAGAGAGAAGGCACATTTTTCTAAAAAATACAGTATAAACCCAGATTTTTCCATTTTTTTAATTGGTGGCAGTATGGTCTATCAAAAGTATTTACCTCTTTGCGATATTCTTTGGATAACAAAAATAAATAAAAATTATCATTGTGATTTATTTTTTACAATGAATTTGAATTCAAATTTGAATTTGAGAGAAAATGAATATAGTTCAGAAGTTGTGATGACACATCCAGAGTTTACTATTACAAAGTTTCAAAAGATTTAGAACCGGAAAGCAATTTGTCTTGCTTAACTAATTGAATCTTTTTTTGTGTAATTTTATCTAAAAAAACGGAAATAATAGAAAAAAGTTGTGAGAAAACGAACGGCGCATTATGAACAAAACAAATATCTAATTTCTCGGGAAATGTCGTCTTAAATATAGTGCAAACTTGGGCTATGTAATTATAATGAAGGTCTATCTCTTTCACTGTTAAATGTTTGAGAGAAAGATGAATGGTAAACTTCTCGTAGGTTTTCAATACTTCGTGCAAAGAAGCAAGAACATGAGCAGTAATATCGTTGTAATTATTTTCATTTGCAAAGTATTTAAAAAATGTATAATCAATGTAAACATAATTTTCTTTAATGTTGCAAAATTTTGTTAAAAATGATGTCATCGTATAAATAATAATATATTTATAGACAAATTATATTATTATATAACTAATGAATTGAAAAATTATTGTTCATCTGAAGCACTTTGGTTTTCGTCAAAATTCACATTTGCTAATTCATTTTCAATAGCTTGTTTCAAATCAACAATACTTGTTTCTTGAACAGCATCTTCTTCAACAATTTGAATTTCTGTTTCGCAAGTGTTCTTACTCTCACTCTCACTCTTGTTTTCGGGAGCAACACTAACATTTTTGAGCATATTTTCCTGCTTCTCTTGAGTCAAAACGAGAGAAATAATTTTTTGATTTGTGTCCATGGAAAATGATTGCAATTTCATCAAGAGCTCTTTGGTTTCTCTCAATTCATCCTTCAATTTCACGATTTGCTCTTGCAACGTAGCTGTTTTTTGTTCAACAATGCTGTTAACTTCGTTTACATTGATATTGTTGGTGGAATCGACTTTGCCAAGTTTGGATTGCCCCTTTTCTAAATCTCCTAAACGTGCGATAATATTTCTAATAACAGTATCATCAACCAAACGCATATTTTCGTCATGTTCCATTTCTCCTGAACTATTTGCTGCATTAGCACCTATTACGCCCTCATATTCTAGTTTCTGAATAATACTTTCAATGCGACCTAAACGAATAGTCACCAAGGCGAAAGCATCGCCAATTGCTAATTTCCCAACAGGAACGACAGGTGCTTTCGCAGGCAACTGATTTGCACTTGATAGTTGTTGTTGTTGTTGTTGTTGTTGTTGAGCAAACGCTTGTTGAGAATTGATAGATGTACCCGGGCCTCTTTGTTGACCAATAGGAGGAGCTTCACCAGCGCGCCTTTGTCTAGCAGCAGCGATAGATCTTGAACTACTCATAATAGAATGGATATACATATTGTTTTTAAGTTATTGACGCACAATTGTTTTTCTAAATAAAAAATCCGAATCTTATCAAAAAATAAAAAATTTTAGGCAATCATCTGAAATTTTATTTGTGGATGATGTTCATATTCATGCAGTTCAAAATCTTCGACCTGATAATCATAAATATTCTCTCTCACTTGTTTAATTGAAAGCGTGGGGAATCCATAAGGTTTTCTAGTAAGCTGTAGCCTTGCTCCTTCAATGTGTTCTTCATAAATATGACAATTTCCCATAAAATGTATAAATTCGTATGCTTCTAAACCGCAATGTCTTGCTATCAAATGAGTTAACATTGAATATGACGCGATATTAAATGGAATTCCTAATATGTTATCACATGATCTTTGATAAAGAGCGCACGATAATTTATTACCACCATGGACGTTAAATTGGCACATTACGTGACAAGGTGGTAGAGCCATTTGATCAAGCTGTTTCGGATTCCACGCAGTCATTATAAGGCGCCTGCTATTCCTAGTTTCAGGATTTTTCAATTGATCAATAATTCCTTGTAACTGATCAATACCATCAAATGGGTAATCATCTGTCAAAGGTTTACCACTAAAACAATTGTAACTAGCGTCGTAATTCCTCCATTGATAGCCATAAATTGGCCCAGCCATTCCCTCCGGGTAAAGTTTAAGACCCCTAGAATCCAAAAATTCGCGTGATGTATTACCATCCCAAATATGAACACCTTGCTGCTGCAATATCTTGTTATCAGTTTCCCCGCGAATAAACCATAACAATTCCTTTAGGCAAGTTTTCCATGCAACTTTTTTCGTTGTTAAAATAGGTATTTGGCCATCCTTTAGAGAGAAACGCATAGATCGCCCAAAAATACTTAGGGTATTACCATTACGTCCCTCTTCTTTGAATCCACTATGAAGAATTTCTCGAATCAAATCTAAATATTGGTATTCTTCCTTATTCTCTTCCATTTTATTCTCTTCCATTTTATTCTCTTCCATATAATTTTATTTATAAAAGAATATTCAAGTTTAGCTTTATCTCTCTTTTTTATAATATTAATTTCTTTTTATAAATCATATGGATATGGAAGGCGGTGATTCAAAAACAAATAATACATTTATCAAACATGTTTTTAATTTTGAAGAAGATGGAAAAGCAGAGTTTTTAAATGTCATTCAATATTCACTTCTAGCAATTATTCCAATTGTAATTTTGAACAAAACAATGCAAAAATATGTCCCCGAGGCCGACGACCAAAAAAGCAGTTTAGAAATCGTAGTGGAAGTTTTAGCCCAAATAATAATTTTATTTATAGGTTTAGTTTTTGTTAATAGGATTATAACTTTCGTACCTACATACAGTGGAATAAAATACCCTGAAAATAGCGTGATTTTTATTATTAGCGCAACATTAATGATAATTTTGAGTTTGCAAACCAAATTAGGCGACAAGGTAACAATCTTGGTTGAAAGAATCAGTGATTTGTGGGAAGGCAAGAGCGCAGAGGATAAGAAGAAGAAAAAGGGTAAAGTTGGGGCAGGAAACATAAAAGTTTCGCAACCAATTTCGCAGAATCAAACGCAAGCCGAAGGACAAATGATATTGAGAAATATGTATACGGACGGAACGGCAATAAGCAGTTTACCGGAAGGAAATCCGGAGCAACAATCACCAGATTATAATAACATGTACAAAGGCCCTCAGGTGCCTTTAGTAAATGCAGCTACACCCGGTGTAGAACAATATTCGCAGATGGCGAGTGGACCAATGGCGGCGAATGAAGCTCTTTGCGGTTCATTTGGCGGGTCTTCTTGGTAAACGTATTACAATATAAATAAAATAAAATATAAATAAAATAAAATATAAATAAATTTATGTGTATAAATTATAAAAATATGACAACAATAATTTTGACTTCTACTATACATGTGAAAGATTATATCGATTGTGTTTATCAAAAAGATGCATATGAAAGACTTCAAACATATTTACGAAGTATTTTACAATGGTTGAGAAAAACAAACTTTAATATTGTTGTAGTTGAAAATAGTGGCTATAACTTTTGCGAGTTAAATGATGAAAAAGAAATATACAAAGATAGATTTGAAGTTATAACATTTGATTACAAAAATATTGAAGAACTTAAAAATTTGGAGTATGTTTTCTCGAAAGGTGTAAATGAGATTTTTGCAATCGATTATGCTATAAAAAATTCAAGTATTATAAAAAAATCCAATTTCATAATTAAAGTCACTGGAAGGTTTTTCATTGAAGAATTAGAAAATTATTTGTCACAATTTGACTTGAATGAATTTGATTGTTTAACACAATCAAATAATTTTAGATCTGAAATGGTAGGAAGTCACGTCAAAAATTTGAATCATATATTTAATACAAATGTTTATGACGATAATATAAACTTTAAAGAAGTAGTAGAAGCAGTTTATCAGTATAGAACTTTAAAATATAAAAAAGTGTTACTTTGTAAAACTTTTAAAATTAATAAAACACAAAGAGGCGGCTTACCTGAATACTACGAAGATATATAATATACAAAAAAATGACACAATATACAAAAATGAAATAATATGCAAAAATAATATATACACAAATAAGTATACATATTATTTATGAACGTAGAAAAATTATTGAAAGCACTAGACAACGAAGATAATGAAGAATTGTTCAATTTTACAACAGAAAAATTGAGGGAAATGAATTTTAATGTATTGCAAGAGCTGCATTTGTCAAAAACTATTTTCCTGGATTATATGGACAAGCTAAAAACATACAAGTATATTGATGAAATGAATGAATTGAAATATGGGCGGTTCTTGAGATGGATACCAATTACAAACCCTAAAGATCTACCATTAAAAAAAGGAGGTGTGCTATGTGATATAAAAGTAACAGATAATGGTGTTTATATTGTGTGCAAAGGGTTCATGAACAATCATTTTCAATTTAAAATGGATGAATGTTTAATCTTTCAAAAATTAAGCGACCAAGAATTGGTTTTACTGAGTGCACTAGATCATTTGTCTAAATAGAGACCTGCCTGTGCTTTTGCGTCCTTTTCTTACTGCAACCACAATCCTTAAATAATCCGGGAATGAATTTGCCAATTCTAATCAACGTAATTTCACTACTTTTTAGTGGTTTTTTTGCAGTGGACACATGTTTTCCTTTCTTGTAATGAGAAACACTTTTATACCCGCGCCCTCCTTTGAAATGAACTTTTCTTACAACGCGCATTCCATTTTTGAATGTCTTGGTTTCGTGATTCTGGTAGTGGTGCATAATATAGTAGTATTATTATATTATGCAGATATTTTATTTTGTTGTATTTTGTTGTATTTTGTTGTATTTTGTTGTATTTGAAATTAAAATTGAAATGGTTAATTGATAACTAATTAAAGACACACAACCAACAACCCCAGCAAACTGAAAATGACAACCCCACTCACAAAACCCAAGTTTTCCCCTATGCTAGAAAAGTACTTGGACGTTACATACGGAAAGGTTGATGCTATCGAAAAATTCATAAAGGAAAACGAACCGGTTGAACAGGTTGAGCCGATGTCGCCGCCAAACCAATTATATGCGCGCAGAAAAATGGAAGAGCTTGATGAGAGCGCACCTCAAAAATTCATTCCTGTTGGCATGTCTAGCTACACCTCTTATGCTCTTTATAAGTGTAAGCGTGGTGAAAAATACTTTGTTACATACAGCATGGGTCAAATATCACACTATGCGCATCTATTGGAAAATTCATTTTGAAGAGTACCCTAATCCGTTCTCAAACCCGACCCCACTCTCATCCTGCCTCCCTAAACTGCCTAACATTTCCAATCTATCCATTGTTTTGTTACCACTGCTTCAACACTTTCTAAAGCGCCCTCAACCCATCCTTGGTTCCGACTAATCATTTCACCAACGACGAGCATACCTGGTAAAGGATATTGCGCTGTTTTTATAAATTCTTTTCTATTTTTGTAAGGACCCTTGAGTGGTTCGTAATAATGTGTTCCTATAGGCCAATAAAAATCTTTTATACTTGTTAGAAACAAGGAATGGTTTGGTAATCCCAAAGATGTTTCGAGCAAATGACAAAAAAAGTCGCGATTTTTTTCATTGTTATCAAGATGGTCTCTCAATTTTTTTGCCCCATCGTTATCCGTATACGCAATCATATAGACACCTTTATCGGAATCCATTGGTATAATGCGGTGTAAAACACCGGGCACAATTGTTTGACACGGCACTGCCTCTTTCATAGAAGCGACGCTGTTTTTTGCAAATTTCCCATAAACGCGCAAAAAAACCTGCCCATGAACTTGTTGATAAATACTGTTTGGTGCACCCGCATTAGGTACAAGTTTTTTAACGCTGCTTATTGTAGTAGCAATTATGGTTTTTAAACATGTAAATTTTTTCCCATTCTCAAGTTCAACCAAAAATCCGCATTTGCATTCATCCATTTTATGAATGGAAACGACATTCGCACTGGTTTTAATATTTTCCATTCCTACTTTGTGCGCTAAATGTTGTATTAAGTTGTGCCATGAAATGCTTAAAGCAACCCATGACTTGTAATTATCGTCAAAACCATAACAGTAAAGAGTTTCATATGCATCCGCATTTTCATAATCTGTGTAACCAGAATGTATCAAAAAATTTCTGTAAACTTCATCGCCTAAAATAGGTAAAGCAAATTGCTTGAAAGTTTTGTTCATATTTCCGTCTTTCTCTTTTTCAAAAGCTTTTTTAAGTTGTATAAACGTTTTTTCGAGATCAAGCGGTTTCACTGTTTTTGCATATTGTTTTTTAACAGGAAACTCTTTATAGTTGACTTTTAATTTATCGCAAAGTTGGGTTAAAAGATGATCTTTTTCCTTTCTCCCGACGCCGGCACCGGTGACTACAGAAACACCTTGAAAATTATAATTATTTGCGCGCCCACCCAACCACGATTTTTTATCTCTCTCTAAAATCAAGATTGATGTTTTGGGTGACATTTGTTTTATTTTGTATGCGCTGTATAAACCAGAAATACCGGCACCAATAATAATAACATCATAATAGGGATAATTTGGCATGGTAATAATTGTAGTATTATATTATTAGTATATTATTATTATATTAATAATATTTTATTTATGCTTCCTGGTTTTACTTTTACCAAATGTTATTTGTTTCTTCACTTTTTTAAAAGTTAAAGAGCGTTTCTTCAAACACTTGAATTTCCCGCGCGTAAGACCCTTGTCATTGAAGACACTTCTAGTGCATATTCCAATAGCTTTAGGTTCATTTTTTTTAGTTAATGAAGGATTGACTTTTTTTATACAACTACAAAGTTTTAAAGCCAAAATATCTTCAGCTTTTTGCTTTAATTGTCTTTTACTAATAGGAATGTTCTGATCGTAAAATTTCAATATATTTTTGTAATCTGTATCTGTTATTTTATAACTCATGAATAAGTATTACAATATACAAATAAAATAAATAAAAATGCAAAAATAAAAACCTACAAAAATTCACAAAAATAAAAAGGCGAATATCAGAGTTTTCCTTAAATACGGATAAAAATTTTTGTAGTACTTTTTATAGGATTATAATATAATATAAAGACATATATCAGATGAAACCAATAAAAATAGTAGTTTTTGATTTAGATGAAACATTGGGATATTTTGTAGAATTGAATATTTTCTGGGAGTCTTTGGTAGCATTTATTAATAGCGAAAATGCAGAAAATACAGAAAATACAAATTATCATCTGAATCAAACGGATTTCAATGAAACTCTTGATTTATTCCACGAATTTATACGACCAAACATAATATCTGTATTAAATTATCTCAAACAAAAAAAACAAACGCGTGTTTGCCATTCTGTTTTGATTTATACAAACAACCAAGGGGCAAAAGAATGGGCAACTCTGATTCAAAAATTTTTTGAATCTAAAATTGGCTATAAGTTGTTCGATCAAATAATTGGTGCTTTCAAAATAAATGGTAAAAGATATGAACTGTGCAGAACAAGTCATGAAAAAACAATCCATGATTTATTGAAATGTTCAAAATTACCGCCTAATACTGAAATCTGTTTTTTGGATGATACTCTGTACCCAGAAATGAGCGGCAAAAATATTTATTACATAAAAGTGAACCCTTATATCTACAATTTACCTTTTGAAGAAATGATTGAACGCTTTTTAACATGTGAATTAGCAAAAAAGATAATAACACATCCAAATCATTTTAAAGAATACATGATGAAATATATGAAACAATATGCTTACAATTATACTGAAAAAATAGATGGGGAATACGAAATAGATAAAATAATAACGAAAAAAACAATGGTGCACTTGCAAACCTTTTTCAATAAAGATTGGAAAAAATCCCAATCCCAATCCCAATCCCAATCCCAATCCCAATTCAAATCACAACCACAATCAGAAAAATCTCGAACCAGTAAAAAAAGGAGTGCCGGAAAAAATAAAACATTCAAGCGATTCTACTTTTGATCCGTTTCTGAAGGCAACCAAGAACCTTTCATTATTGTGATTTTCGACTTTATACTAGACAAATAATTCAATGCTATACTATTTATGGCTGTTGTAGCAAGTATAAATAATCCGGCGCTAAATACTATTTTTCTATCTAATTCGGTAAATTTGATATTTGTTCTTAAAGGATTAAATCTATAAATCAAAAATAAACAAATGTATATTTTAACATAGCTGTCTAATGTTTGAATATATTTTGGTGCATTGCGCCAAAGACCTATTATTGATAATCCATACAATAAATAACTAATGAAAATGAATAATTGAAACCCATTATTTTGAAAATCATACAATATCTTTTTTTTATCCATCTTATAATATATTTTTATAAATTTTTTTCATTGTTTTCAGTCTTTTCGGTTTTTTCAGTTTTTTCGGTTTTTTCAGTCTTTTGTAATTCATTGTACAATTCCAATGTTCTAGCACTAGCATCCTTTGCATTCACATATTTTGGCATCCAATAATATGGAACTACATTTTGCGCAAATGGATAATGTTTTTGAAAAATACACCTGTAATAGAATTGCTCCTTCGTTAATCCCTCTTTATTTTTCAACAAATGTTTATCAGGAATCTCATCGACATATTCTTTAATGATTTGATAAAGTGATCTACTTGTATTACTTACCCCATCACTAAATGCCTCTTTTCTTCGCCACAAAATAGAATCCGGTAAAATCGATCTCCCATCAAAATTCGAATAATTTGGATATGCGAATGCATAACGCAGCAAATATTTTTCAGTTTGACCACACTCGGTGTGTGATCTAATTCTGGGATCAATAGATAGATAATATTGTACCCAGGATCTGTCTAAAAATGGCGTGCGCGGTTCAAGACCGTGAGACGCGATGCATTTGTCAGAACGTAGAACATCGAATTTATGTATATCTTTTAAAAGCCGGCGGGTTTCGCGATCAAATTCCACAGCATCCGGGCACTTGTGCATATACAAATATCCCCCGCATAATTCATCGGATCCGTCTCCATTAAAAATAACTTTTGCTTGACTATTTTTCGAAATGTATTTACCCAATAAATAATTGCCTATACTTGCACGGACAGTCGTTGTATCATAACTCTCAATAGCATAAATAACATCGGGTATGGCATCAACAAATTCTTGTTCAGTCAAAATGATTTCTGTATGCTTTGTACCCAAATACTCCGCTACAATCTTCGCATATTTCAGGTCTTCTGAGCCGGCTAACCCAATACTGTATGTTTCAAGCGGTGCCAAATCCGGATAATTTCTCTTTCGAAAATCATTTACAAGTGCGGTAACAAGACTGCTGTCTAATCCTCCTGACAAAAGGCACGCAATTGGTCTTTCAGTTGTCAAACAACGTTTTTCAATAGCTTTCATGAAATATTTTTGTATTTCTTGCAAAATATCGTATAGCATTGTTGTTCTGGCATTGTTTCCAATGTTTTTATAAATAGTAATACTATCAAATCCGGTGGAGTGAAAAGATTGATACTCTTGTATGATGTTCCAATATGCTAATGCCGAAAATGGCAATTCGTAGTACGAATACGTTCCTGGATGAAAATGTTCTATAAAATAATTATTATCAAGCGTTTGAAATTTACTCAAACATTTCAATTCAGATGCAAATGCATAAATTCTGTTATCAATATTCGTACTTTTTAGTACATACAAAGGTCTAACCCCATAAGGATCTCTAGCAATGTATAATTTACTTGGTTGTGTAAATGAATTATCGCAAAGAACAAACGCAAAAACGCCATCTAACATTTGCAATGTATGCTCCATACCGTATCTTTTGTATAAATGAATAATGACCTCGCAATCGGAACCAGACCTGGGTTTTACATTCATTAAAGCATATAATTCTTTATAATTATAAATTTCGCCGTTGCATATAAGAGTAACATTATCAATTGTAATAGGTTGATTAGATTCATCATTAAGGCCATTGATTGCAAGACGATGAAAACCTAATTTTAATTTTATTCCTCCGTCGATTAATTTAGAAAATTCTGGCCCTCGCCGTTTGCCTTTCTCAAATTGATCCATAATAAAATTATTCGCAAAATGACCATCATTGTTTAAAATGGAAAAAATCCCACACATTTACTTATGTAATATTGTTCTGTTTCTTTATATAGCTTTCATAAATAAAACTCATAGCTATGAAATAAAAAATGTATGTTGTATTGTAGTATTTTGTATTTTGTATTTTCTATTTTCTATTTTGTATTTTTGTTATTTTGTTATTTTGTTATTTTGTTATTTTGTTATTTTGTTATATTATTATATTATTGTATAGTAATGAATAATCAAAATCAAAATTGCAATAATAATCTTGTAGCGAAAATTCACGATGAAACTAACTCTAGAATTTATGATAGAAATATACCATCACAAGCTTTGCAGCCTTATTATAGCCCTCGCAGCGTATCAACAAAATATTCTATAATGCCTATCGTCGATCCCAGAAAGCAAAATTCTGTTAGCGCAGTACAATACCCGGTTTATAACCCGCATACAATATTCAATCCCGGAAACACAGAATCGCCATGGTCTGGCTTCTCATCGAATATAAACACAGAATCTGAACTAAGAAATCAAATTTTTGCCCTGCAAAAATGCAGTCAATCCGTTTATGTACCAAATAGCACAAGTGATTTGTATCAATATGATTTTGAACCGCGCCAATCTGTGCATCAACCATTTTCCGGATTATTCAACCAAGAGAATTTCAATGCATTCAATCCGAATCCTAATAATTTAGCACCTGGTATCTTTTTGAATTCTACGCGAACCTCTGTCAAAGATATCAAAAACGATGGCTGCAATTAAGTGTCTTCAATAATGTTTTCTCTTTTGAAGATTCAACTTTTTCTTATTATAATTTTTTTATAATTATAATTTATAATATGATAAAAACATATAAGAAAAAAACTACAAGGGGAAAAACCTATAAGAAAAAAACATATAAGAGAAAGATTTACCGGAAAAATAAAAAAATAAGAGGCGGTTTTGAAATAGTAGATAGAGGTAGCTATAGAACTATTCAATTTTCTGAAAATGACAAGGAAGAAATTAAAAAATATTTTAAAATTGAATTCGAAAATGGAAGAGACCAATATACAATTACTTCCAGAGAACTTATTGATACATTATTTCCTTCAATTAGCGAAGATTTAAGAAGCAATGCTGGTTATGAGATAAACCAAATATTAGTCCCTCTCCGTGCGCAGTATCGTAGATATTGAAAACTATTTTGGTTTTTTTATTTTTTATTTTGTTATTTTTTTATTTTTTGCATAAGAAAAAAATAAAATATTTACATCTCTCTCTATAAATATAGACCAAATGTCTGATAGTCTTATAAACCAAATAACATTAGATTGCTTAATGAATAAAGAACACTACAATAAAGCTATGCAAAACAAAATATCTAGAAGTGTTGGGCGCCAAGAAAAAAGATTTTACAAAAAACGTATTGTTGATTTAACCAAAGATTTGTTGTCAAAACCGAGTTTTCACGAAGAAAAAATACTCACTGATGTAAAATATGCATTTGATAATTATATTAAAACATGTGTTCATTATTTCAAATCTTTAGATAATAATGATATTCTTCAAGAAGAATACGACAATATCTCGTTAACCAATCCAAATACTAACACATCGCAAACCTCTCACCAAACCCAAGAAGAGCTTGATAAATTAGATAAACTGTTAATGCGTAATATAAAGATTGAAAATCCATTGGATAAATTTGTTAAAAAAACGTTTATAAAAAAACCAGAAGAACCAATAATTCCAAAACAAAAGGATATTGATTTAACAAACCCAACCTTGAAAAAAAAAGGTATTCAAAAAAAAGAGAAAAAAGCCACTAATGAGAAAAAAGAAAATATTGTTTAATATTAGGATAAAGGCGAATATGAAAACAAAAACAAAAACGAAAACAAAAACGAAAACAACAACAAAAATGAAAACAACAACGAAGGCAACAAGAAAAATAAAAATAGACAAAATAACAAACAGTTCTTCAATAACAAGAAAGCATAGAGGAGGAGGACAAGGACAACGAGTTACTTATAAAGGCAAAGACAAAGACAAAGACAAAGACAAGAGTAAAGTAAAAGAAATGAAGAAATTGCAATGCAGCCCTTCTAACAAAAATAATCAAAGTTTGAATAATTTTACATGCTTTTCTAGCGAAGATTTATATAAATTGAGAGACATGTGGAATGCAAGGCACCCAGATTCGCAAATAAAAACGAATGATACCAAAGAGATTTGGCAAATCTTGAAAAAAAACATGGCTAGCATTTGCAATAGAGAATCTTGCTGGTTGAAACAGAATTTTGTTGGAAATTCCAAAGTAAAAAAAGAATTAGAAGAAGCTTTTGCCCCCAAATCGCCTAGCGAATGGAAGAAGAATCCTAATGAATGGTTATCTAGTGTGGATATTTTGGATGTAATGAAGCAATATGAGAAAGCATACAAATGTTTTGATTTCATTGGCCCATCACCAATTGATTATGATGCCAAAAAAATGTATGGCGAATGCGTTTGGAATGAGCTATGCAATTTCAGTTTAAAAAATCAAATAAAAAATGGAAAAACCAAAATAGGTGTAATATTTAACACTGATCCACATTATTTAGGTGGAAGCCATTGGGTGAGTTTATTTATAAACATAAAGCGCAAAAAGATTTTTTATTTTGATAGCGCTGGGGATGAAATACCCAAAAGAATTAAAACATTTGTTGATAAGGTTACTGAACAGGGAAAAACCTTGAAACCGAGGATAGATTTCGAATTTGATCAAAATCATCCCGTGGAGCATCAATATGGTAATACAGAATGCGGTATATATGGGTTGTATTTTATTGCGCATATGTTGGAAGACAAAATAAACGCGCACTATTTGAAAACGCATGTTTTAAAGGATGAATATATGGAAAAATTCAGGAAGGTATATTTCAATGAAGATCTTTGAAATAAAAGTTTGCACTACAACCGCATCCACTTTTCTCAAAAATGGTTGTGGATAATTTGGCTTAAACTTTCCCAAAGGTTGAACTAAAAGTGGAAAAAAGTATATAAATACTAATACCTTATTTATATACTTAAAATTAAAATGTCACAAGAAGGTTCGCGAGTTTTTTTAAGTGACAAAAACATTAGAATGCTTTGGGAAGTAATACTTGACGAAGATGTAGTCATAAATAAAAATAGAGAAGAAATTACACTAATAAATGAAATTTTTCTAAAAGTAGCACAGCAATTTTATGATAAAGAAAAAACAATCCACACAGATTTGATAAGTATGAATAAAAAATTCATTTCTATCATCATCACTATTTTAAATCAAAATTTTCCGAAACCTAAACAAATAGCAATACACGAAAACATTAGTCCTGTTTTAATTACCGCGGAAGAAATTCAAGCAAGTCGAGTGAATGAATTTGAGAGAAATTTATCAGAAAGACAAAATGATTTTGCGAAATCTATGGAGCTTCCACTACCCGAAACACCTAATTTTTCTGATGATATGAAAGATGAACCAATAACAGAACTGGATGCTATTATAAAAAAAACAATAGCTGAAAGAAACTTGGAAATGCAAAAAATTACGAATAATTATAAAAAAGAAGATGTAAATGGTTGGATACAGAGCACGGAAACATCTTTGCGTGTTGAGAAAACGAGAGAAAAAGAGTTGGCAATGAAAACTATAAAAATACAAAATTTTGATATGCCGCAATCCATGAAGCAATCCGTGAAGCAATCCGTGTTGGATCTAAACCTAGAACTAGAACCAGAACCAGAATTGGAAACTAAGACAAAACATATAAGTTGGTCGGAAAACGTGGAAGAAATAAAACCCATACCAGGTTTAAAATTCAAAATTACGGAAACCAATAATGACACACACAATTTCTCTCTAGAAGCCAAGATAGATAATCTAGAAAAAAAGGTAGATGTCATGTATACAATGATTGAAAAATTATTATCCATTGCTAAAGCTTGATTGCATTATTTAATGATAAAAAGAAAATTGATTGAGAGAAATATCTTTAAATATGGAGATACACTAGAACACTAGTCAAAGAATGGCGATCACGATGAAAACTATTATTCAAACATTGATTATTGCTCTGTCTTTTGTTTCATTTCCTGTTTCAGTATTTGGTCTGATACCCTGCAAAAATATGAAACAAAAAACACATACTAACATAAAAACAAATACTAACATAAAGATAAATACTAACGTAAAACAAATACCCAATACAAAAACAAACACGAATATCAAATTATCGAACACTTTAGAAAAACCTTTTGTCTACGAAGAAACGTGGGATGCCGGCGAAGTTTCATGGGACATTAACAGCGCCAATATTTATGAATTTGTAAATGAACCACCCACACCGCGCGAACATACAAATCGCGAAAAAATATGGGGACTTGTTGAGGAGCTAAGAATTCAAGGCATTATTTCTGGTGTCTTAAGTGTAGCTTATTACAACACAGCACTAGGCGATAGTTTCTTCAATGATATACAAAATTTTGAAATTAAACCAAATATGAATTTAAAAAATATAATTATTACAAATTTCTCAAGCGAACTGGATGTACTCTTGAGTTTAAGCACACTTATTCTTTACAAATCATACAAATCTGATCGCATTCCCAAAGTAATTGAGTATTGGAGAAACACAGGGCAAACAAACATGTATATAGAAGAGTACAGCAAAGTTAGAAAATGGACAACAAAATTTGCACTGATCACAATTATTATATTTTGCAAAAGTGTGAAGAATGCTATTTGATATTATTTGATATTATTTGATATTATTTGATATTATTTGTCATCATTACGAAACAAGTGTTTTGAATACTTTCTCTCCTTTCGCATTAATTTCCAAAGTACCAACCAGAATCGGATTATCGCCTGTTTCTATGGCACTCTTATAACTGTTCAAATCATAAATATTATAAAGTTTTTCATTCATTTTACGCGCGGCATATTCAACCCCATAAATACGAACGGGTTTCGCACTCCATTCTATTTTTTTCTTATTTAGCGTTGCAACAACATCCGTTTGATCCGAAGAAATTGCTGGGTTGTAAGAAAATTTGCTGTTCGTTGGCTCGCCAAAGTTCAAGCAATGCAAGCCTTCTTTCGAATTATGCGAATAGATTGCGCAATCAATAGCACTCTCTTTCACAGCAGTAATTAGCTGCGTATTAACTTCTTCCTTAATCGAAGATATCTCATAAAGGGCTTCATCACTCGTAAGTGGTACTTTAGGCTCTCTCTTACTGAGATCTTTCAATTTCAATTCAATAGAATCGCCGCTTTTAATTTGTTCAGGCGTAAAGGTCATCAAATAAATAAATACTTCCACAGATTGTAGCGTAGGATCCAAATCTTTGTGACTGCAAATACGGCGTGCGCGTCCGATAACTTGTTCAACGCGAACCGGGTGCCAATATGGCTCCATGACGTGAACATAACGTGTGTTTCGCAAGTTAATACCCTCTGAGCCAGACGAAGTAATCATAAATACTTTAATGATTTGCCCAGTGTTATTATTATGAGATATTTCTCTCAATTGACTCGCTATATTAGTTGGTAGCGACTCCCAGTCACCATTATATATATTTCTTATAATCTCCTTTTCTTCAGCACTTTCGGTTCCAGTATACAAGGCAAAAGTTGGTTTTCCGAGGTCTTCTTCTCTCATTCTGATTTCCCAAATACCCGTGGGGCTCTTAACAATTTTGAACTGTGCATATCCGTTGGCTTCCAAAACCATAGTGAAAAGACCAATGCCTTCTAGGGTTCTAAACTGGCTATAAACCAAATGCAAACCCGGGTATTGAGGATCATTAATATTATCAAGAATGTGCAAAAATTTGGGACTGTATTTTTGAAGCCCCTCTGGATTATCTGGGCTCAAGAAAACACTTGCATTTTCTCGAATGGATTTGATAGCACTCTCAATTCTTTCTGGATACGTAGAATCCGCAATCGCATTCAATGCAATGTCGCCTTCTAATTCGCCTTCATTTTCTGCATCCAAATCTTGTTTGGTTTCTTCTTTATCAACATCTTTTAATATTTCCCCCAAGTCTTGAACCGCGGCCACATCTCTAGGCATTGGCCTTCCAGGTGGCGATGGCATAACAAAATTGCAAAACAAACGCGAAAAGATGCGATATGTAGAAGTTGCGTCCTTATAAATACCATCCTTATCGAAAGACCCTTTTTTACCCTTGGAGCTTTTTTCTATTTTTCTTTCTTCTTTGCGAGCAGCCTCATATACTTTGAATTGATAATCGCTCATGGGAATTTTCACAATATGATAATATTCTGGTGTTTTTTCATACCTGGGCAATAAATCTTCCTGCGCGCTTCTAAAATACGAGGTCAACCCTATAATGCGTCTCTTGAATGATTCAACATTTTTAATATTTTTAGTAACAGGATCAATAAATCTTGTACCAAATGTTTCCAATTTATCGGGTAATGCAGTGTAATTATGAATTATTAAACTGTTTGGTATTACTTCAATGTCATTTTTCTTCAAGTAGCCAATCAACTTTCTCTCAAAATCATCGTCGCTAACAAAGTCTAAATCAAACATAGATGAACCTAACCCACTTGGATCCTTTTTTTCATTAGTAACGCCCAAGTATCCGGAACTTTCTTTGATTTTGTTTTTGAAACCAAGTGGGTTGCGCGTTATGTATAATTTTCGACTTGTTGGCGAATACTCCAAGTAATCAAGAACTTTTTCTCTCAAAAGAAGTTCGCGCAAAGATTCTGTTGTGATTTTTTTATTAGTTTTCACATCTAGTTGTATTTCCCAGGTTTTGATGTAGCCGCGCAAAATATTGAACAAAACCCCGATTTCATTTGGATAGTTGATAATAGGGGTACCAGTTAATAAAACAATGCGCGCATTTTTGGCATCTTGTAAATAATGATATAATTTAAGCGCTAGCGCTCTGGGAAGGTGTTCTTTGATCCCGCGTTGGTCGACGGAGATCTCTTTTTCTTTGCCCAATTTGTTGACAATTCTACTAATAAAGTTGTGAGCTTCATCAATGATAATAACTGTGTCATCGAACAAATTTCTTTCGTAGTCATGCGTCAATTCTTTAAGCCTATTAGATCGCAATCCATTATAATTAATGAATGTATATTTTGTTTGTATCATTTCGTCGAGTTGATCGTCCAAGCTTTTCTTATCCTGACTAGAGAGAGTAGCATAATTTGGTGGTTGTTTAATATTAATTAACCAAGCACCGTGCTTCCTGCGAATGTATTCCATTGGCAAACTTAAAACCGCGGATAATGTTTCAATTACTTGAGGGTCCGCACTATCGGTTGGTATCCAGGTCCAAAATTGGTTTTTCTTATACATGAAATCACCTGCTTTTTTTAATTCTTCCATATAGTTACGGCGTAGTGATGCAGGTGTCATAATAATAATTTTCTTTCTACTCTTCATTCCCTCAGCGATTGCAATACTACTTGCTGTTTTACCACTACCAAGACCATGAAATAAGAGTAACCCGCGGTATGGTGTGTATAAATTCATATAATCTCTAACTATCTTTTGATGAGTGAGGAGAGAAAAAGTTTCCGAACTTCGCCCAATAGTGTCGCAGGAAATATCCGCGCTGTCACTTTCAAGTTCTCTCTTATAGGGTTCAAATAAAGAATTGATAAAGTTGACAAATATCTCTCTATTATTCATGTAATAACTCGAAACTTTGTAAATAACATTAGGTTGTTTTTGATGAATGCGATCAGTAATGGGTACATCACCAATTCGCACATATTCTTCTGGACCCAAAACAGCAACACCCTTTTGCACTTTTTCGGTGCGTCTACCGCGTTTTTTGGGTACTAAAGCTAACGATATTTCCTCTTTTTCTTTTGGTTCCCCTTCTTTCGCGGCATCATCTTCTTCCTCTTCAATCAATAATGTAAGTTTTTGAGGAATCTTTTTAGCTTTGGTTTTTGAAGGAAAAACCGGCGCACTTGATGGTTTTTCTTTGAATTCTTTTTCCATGTCTCTTGTAGGTCCACGGGTGACCACTTTTGAAAGCTTACTCATTTTCAACCTTTCTTTTAAAGCATCTCGGTGGTAATCTTTATCAATAGCCTCGCGAATAGCAACATTTCGAATAGTCAATTCTTCGGGTTTTGGAGCACCCAAGACAACTCTTACAGGTTCGCGCTCTTCTAATGTTGGTTTTACTTTTAATTTATCTTTCAATTTATCTAAAGGATTCATTCGTGATACTTATATAAAATAAATATATAAAACTTTTACAAGTTTACACATTTTGTGCAATAGTGCAAATATTTATAATAATTTTTCAATTAGTTTCAAAGCTTCGAAGCACGCCTCTTGTTCTGCTTTGCGTTTGATTTTATGCTGGCCTTCCCCGAGAAACAAAAATATTTTCCCATTCAGTGCTACGTAATCCTGCACGTCTTTGAATGTATTCAAATTATTTCTTCCTAAAGTTAAAGCCTCGCTACACGTTAAATTATGGACTTGTTGGCCTAAGCACAAGTAGACGCCCATCTTGTAACCCAGTTCCGCATCATGTTCAATCTCCAAATAGTGCGGTGTAACCTTGAATTCCTTTTGTATTTTGACTTGAAGAATATTTTTATAATTATCATCATTCTGAATCAATGCAATCCAATCGATATGTTTTTCAAAAATGTTCTCGACAAATTTTTGCGCCATTTGAAAGCCAGGACCAGTAACAAATACATTTGAAAACCAACCATCCTCGTCTTTCACGCTAATTTTATTAAAATCTAAAAATAGCGCGCCCAAAAAAGACTCAAATAAGCACCCTAATTTTTTCAAATTAGTGCGTATCTTTTTTTCTTCAGCGTGTTTTGATAAAATAAGCCATTTATTAAGCCGCATTTCCATCGCAATTTTGCCAATAGCTTCGTTTTTAACAATAGCAATCTTTTTTTCAGTCATGAATCCTTCATTCTCTTTAGGAAAACGTCTATACAAATAATATTTTGTGACAAGTTCCAAAATACCATCGCCTAAAAATTCAAGGCGTTCATTTGATTTCGTACTAAGAGGCAAGCAATCGTCGGGCTTTGGAACAATTGTAATATTTTGCGCCAGATTTTCAAACGCGGGGCGTTTCGTGTAAGACCGATGCACAAATGCGCGTTTGTAAAGATTCATATTGTACACAATCCCGGGTACACCATATTTAGTAAGAATAGATTGTACGTCGCACAATTTAATCTCTACATTCAATGGATTGTATGGATTAAATACAAGACCTTCGTCGGTTTTGATGACGTCGTCGTCATGCAGTATATTTTTCGGTTCTGCCATTTCGCCTGTATTTAGTATGTTCAGTTGGGTTTAAGCTTGTTATTAAATAATATTAAGGAAACAGCTTAAAAATAAAACCGGTTGACTATACATGGAAAACACCGAAGTATGGGTAAATATAAAGGGGTATGAAAATTATGAAGTTTCTTCATTTGGAAACGTAAGAAATAAAAATACAGGTAGAATATTAAAACAATGCAACAGAGGTGGGTACAATTCTGTTGGTATATCAAATTTAAAAACCAAAACTAAAACCAAAACCCACTTTATTCATAGATTGGTTGCAAGTGCATTTATAGAAAATACAGAAAATAAATCACAAGTAAATCACAAAGATAAGAATGGATTGAATAATAAATTAGAAAATTTAGAATGGGTAACTAATTTAGAAAATAGCATTCACAGAAGTAATGGTGTAAAACAAACCACTAATCAAAACTTGCCTGTTTGGAGAATTGATGTAAAAACTGGGGAAAAATTACAAAAATATAATTCAATCAATGAAGCAGCACAATGGATTATTGAAAATAAACACGGAGAGAAATTTGTACCTATTCGTACAGGAATAAGTTTTGCTTCCCGTGGAATCTATGAAACTTCGTTTGGATTCAAATGGGAAGTCTGCAAAGAATGCGAAACTTTAGAAAATGAAATATGGAAACAAGTGCATATAGAAAATGAAAATACGGATGGATATTTTGTCTCTAATTTAGGAAGATTTAAAAATAAAAAAGGAATAGTTATGAAAGATTACAAACCGCATCATAGTGGTTATATAAATGTAAGAGTTAACATTCACAAATATTTGCTACATCGATTAGTTTGTCAAACGTTTATAGCTAATTTAGAAAACAAACCTTTTGTAAATCATATCGATGGGTGTAAAACAAATAATGCTGCGAGTAATTTAGAATGGGTAACTTGTGCTGAAAATAATATCCATAATCATAAAATTGGATTGATAAAATTATATACGAGAAAAATTATTCAATATGATTTAGAAATGAATGAAATCGCAAAATTCAATTCCATTAAAGAAGCTAGTAGCAAATTACAAATATGTTTGACTTCTGTTAAAAGTGCTTTGAAAGAAAAACAAAAAACAGCCGGCGGTTTTATATTTAAATATTTAAATATTTAGAATAAAAAAAAATATTAGGAATATGTATAACATGGTTTATTACAGCGGATCTCGTATTGCCAAGTCAACTGCAATGATCAATCAACCTACATGTGGTGGAAATAAAAAGGCAGGATTAGCGTGTCGGGTTGGTTTCTTCTTGTCGTCCAACCCAAACCTTATCCGTGCGGTTAATACACAATGGGTCAACGGCCGTCCTCCTCTTTGCATTCCTAGCCGCACAATCCAAACCCAACAATACGGATACAGGGCTACAATTGGTGGAAACATGGGTTAAGCAGCTTTTTTGTTTGCTTGCAAGTTTTATATATTAGTTCAAAAAATAATTTAATAACTTCTTTATTAAACTATTTACATAACAATGAAAATCAGGATCGACAATCGCGAGCGCGACCTTATAGAACAAATGAAAAGTTTTTTAAAAATGTTACCACTTTATAAGGATATCGAACTCGTGGTAGAAACACTTGCACTAGGCGATGTTATTTTAGAGAACAACGGATGTGAAAAACTTATTATAGAGAGAAAAACAATCAGAGATTTAGGGGCAAGCATCAAGGACGGTCGTTATGAAGAGCAGTCATATCGTTTAAATGGATTAGAACTATCTAATCATAACATAATGTATTTAATAGAAGGCGATATTAATAAAATTAATAAATTTACCGATAAGACGGATAAGCTAACAATTTTATCTGCCATTTTTTCTTTGAATTACTACAAGGGGTTTTCAGTAATGCGAACAATGAACATTGAAGAAACCGCGCTATTTATTTGTAATTGCGCAAATAAAGTAAGAAGAGGAGATTTAGAAGATAGAAAACCCCATTTTCCACATCCACCTTTTCCACCTTTCCCACAAGTACAAGATTTGGCTCCACCTTTCCCACAAGTACAAGATTTGGCTCCACCTTTCCCACAAGTACAAGATTTGGCTCCACCTTTCTCACAAGTACAAGATTTGGCTCCACCTTTCTCAAAGGTGGAAAAGGTGGATGTGGATGTAGAAAATTACGTCAGTGTTATTAAGAAGGTAAAGAAAGAAAATATAACACCGCAAAATATTGACGAGATTATGTTGTGTCAAATACCCGGTATTAGTTCGGTAACAGCTGTAGCTATAATCGACGAGTTCAAAACGATTCATAATTTAATGAAGCAAATGGAGGAAAAAGGTGATGACTGTTTAAAAAATGTAACATACACAACAACAAAGAATCAAACGCGAAAATTGAATAAAACAAGTATCGCAAATATCGCAAAATTTTTATTGAAACTATAATATATATGTCCGAATCTCTTTTTAAAACATTAATTGTAATTGCAATAATTGTAATATTATTTTATTTGGTATTTTATCAATTTAAAGGAAAAATATTCGAAGGTTTAGAAAATCAACAATCTGTCGTACCATTGCCTAATATACCGAATGGTGAAGCAGGTAATGCTTCAACGTATGCTACAAACATAAAAGCTCAAGTTATAAAAATGCAAGACAGCTTATTGATAAGTAAATATCGCAAAGACTATGAAAACGCAATTATAAATTTAGAAGATTTGATAAATTTTGCCATGCTAAAAGTAACATTAAATCTTACAAATGATCCTATTAAAGACATAAAAAATGTAGAAGCCTTAAATACATTAAATAGTGCCAAAGCTAGTCTGAATGGTGTTATGAAATTTGTTGATAGCCAATAATTTAGCGATTTATAAATCAAGAAATAAACAAATAAAGAAATCAATTTAAGAAAATATTTTGTATTTTGTTTGTATTTTTATTTTTATTTTTATTTTTTTGAGTTTAATATTATAATATTTTATAATATAAAATGCCCGCCTTCAGCGCTACTATTCGCATTCGCAACAACAATCAAGCTCCTTCCGGACCCGTAGCTTTTCCTTATGGTGTGATGACGCAAATTCTTAATGGTTCTGGCTGCAGGAAATCGTTAGTTGCTTACAATTTGTTATCTGCCGGATTACAAAACAACCGCGTTTACAACTGGAACAAAAAAAATGGTATCAACTACAATTACCTTATTGCCAACTGCCCAAATTAAATAAAGCAAAGCAACTCGAATAAAGAAAAGTAAATTAAATATTTTTAATATAAAAATATCTAATAACCAACAACCAAAAACAACCAACAACCAAAAACCAACAAACAACAAAAAACCAACAACCAAAAACAACAAAAAACCAACAACCAAAAATAAACAACTAAACAGCAATAGAAACTTCATTACCAGCATAATATCCTTGATCAACTAGTGATTGAGTATATTCAGCTCCACCCCAATTAGCATCCATAGCATTTGGACTAATTCCCTGTGATTGTTGTTGGGCATTCATCGTATCCAGTGGTGTAGTTGCACCGACATAATACGACGTATTATCGAAAGCTGGGTAAGAGTTTATGTTGTACGGGCGATCAGTTTGGGTTGCATCTACAAGCAACGTAGGGTTTGGCGGTTTCAAATAGGGCGCGTTTGGTGGTAAGCCTCCCTGTAAATCATTTGGGCTAGGGCGAACTTTATAAACAGGATTGCCTTGGGCATCATAAGTTTGCTGCAAATATAAAACAGGGCATCTTATACCTTGGCTTCTTTGCCAATCCAAGAATTCAGTGTACTCTTCTAAATTATTAAATTCGACCGGATTCACCCCTGGAACTTTGGCTAGTTTAGAATTATACAAGTAAAATTTTGAATCTTTTTGTATCAAAATATTCGGGCACCTGTTCAAATTTATTGCGCTAGTAAATCCTTCGCTTGATTTGCAGCAAAAATAAATACCTGCTAAAAATACTATAATGATCAATAACATAAGTGATGACATGAATATATATTAAACAAGGATTAAAAAAATATATTTTTATTATTTTCTAACGAGTATTTATAAATACGAAAAATATGGTACACCATAAAAAATCAGAAAAAGAAAGAGTAGAAATACTGAAAAAGGCAATTTCCGATGGCAAAAACGTATTTCTTTTAATTTATATGGATGGGTGCGGACCTTGCAATGAAACAAAACCTAAATGGTTTGATTTCGAAGATAAACATGCGAATAATAAAGGCGCGGTTGTTATTGACATAGAGCAAGGATCCTTTGGCGACCTCGGAAAAATAATAGGCGAATCACCTGGTGGATTTCCTACGATGCGCCACATCCATAAAGGAAAAATTGAAGAATACGAAAATTGCGAGAAACTTGATAAAAGTAAATTGCGCAGTCTCGAATCATTTGACGAATGGTTTAAAATGAAAATGGCAGGCCAAAAAGGTGGCCGCTTGCGCACAGTCAACCGATACAGAAAATCAAAAACCATGAAACGTGGTGGCAAGTGGTCAATGAAATATAAAAAAAGCATAAATTGCCGTAATCCCAAGGGTTTCTCTCAAAGGCAACATTGTAAATATGGAAGAAAAACCTGGAAACACTAACCACATCTTTAGTACGCACGCATTTAGCAACCAAAATTCTCTTTTGAATAACCAATAACCGCGCACGCAATTCTCTCCCCTGCGTGCCCTGTTTTCAAACTATCATCAAACCCACCTTGCCCGCAATCATCTTCGTCTGCGTGAATGATGAGCCCCCTTCCGATAATATTTGCTTTATTTCCTCTTAGCTTGATAACGTTATCCCGAATTCTATAGTGCGCGACACCATGCGAATCTGTGTGCAAATTTCCCAAATCACCGACATGTCTCTCTTTCATACCCGGACAGCCATGAGTTTTCCCATACGGATTGAAATGTGCACACATACTTTTACAATTATCGCTTAAATCTCCTGATTCATGAACATGAAATCCGTGCTTTGAATTTTTATTTAAGCCTGTAATGTGGACATCTATAATGATATCATTATTTTGGAAATTTTCAGTAAACTTGACAATACCTTTGATTTTTTTATCGTTAAAAACGGCGATCGCTTGAATAGGTTTTTTGTTCATATACAAGATATACAAAAATATATATATATTAAATTTTATATTTTTGTATTGAAATATATATATTAAATTTTATATTTTTGTATTGAAATATATATATTAAATTTTATATTTTGAAATATATAATATATATATTATATTATTTGATTATGTGTTAAAATCTATTTTTAATTTTTTGACAATCATATCTACAACATTCCCCCATTCTAAAACTTCCGTTTGTCTTATCAATTTAATATTCGGATACCATTTTGTAGTTTCATCATTTTTTGTCCACCTCCAGTCGCAGCCCTTTGTTAGCAAGCACCAACAAGGTATATTTGCTGTTCCCGCAACATGCACAATTGACGTATCAGTTGAAATAACTAAATCTATGTCTCTCATAAGGCTAATCGTATCCTCAAAAGAGTTACCATTCTTATCTATTTTCTCCCATATGCAGTGAACATTGTGTTTTTTAAGTAACTTTATTTCATTTTCCAAAATATTTCCCTGTAAGCAAATCCAATTAATAAATGAGTTTGTTTGTTTAAATAAAGTAATAAGTTTATCTAAAGGAATACTTCTATTATGTTTTTCGTGCGTGTTATTTTTATTACCTGACCAATTGATAATCATATTTTTTTTATCTTTTCTTAAGAATTTAGTAACATCAATTGTTGTAGGTGGTAAAGAAGTCAAATAATGATCTACATAAATATCTGAATAATCTAGAGATAAATAATGCGGTAACATAGTAATATTTATATGATAATCAAAAAAAGGTAAATTATTTTTGAATTGAAATGATATAACTTGAATATTATTTACATGTAAATATACATATTTATAAAGATAACTATATATCCAAAATAAATTGTCACTTATTAAAAAAATAATTTTATTTCCATTATTTTTTTTTTGCTCTATTTCACAAACTCTTTTTATAAATCTTGAATACATTATTATATCTCCTAACCCTCCACTAAAATATATTAATAGCGTTTTATATTTATCATCATGTTTGAAATAATTCATCGTATCTGGATTAATATTATGGTTTTCAGATACAATAGGATTTAAGTATTTTGTATATGGTATTGCGTCATTATATTTTTTTTGTTCCAGTAATAATATACCATACATTTTATTTGATTGATTCACAAAGTCTTTGTCTAATCGAAGTGAATTAGCATTTATAATATTTATAAATGTATGTATTTTATCTTGATATTCGTTTGTTTCGTTAAACACAGACATAATGGTATTATAGCAAAAATATATTTTCATTAATGTAACGCACGTTGGTGAAAACTCATATTTCATGCATAAATTTTTCAATGCTTTTTTTGTTTGTAAAAAATCTCCGTTTTCAAAACAAATAGAACATTTTTGTAAAATAATTTCATCCTCTTTTTTTATAATTTGATTGTCATTAAAATGTAGTATTTCTCTTTTTTGTAATATGCTTTCTTGATTTTGTACACTCATTTCTGTGAGATGAGTAGAATAGATTTTTTCTTCTATTATATCCGAATTGTATAACATATTAAGTTCACGTTTAACTCGATATCTTTCATCGTTTTTAATGTGAATATTCTCCGCGCATTCAATATATTTATTATCAAATTCCTTCTTATTACTTTTCATTCTTATAATATCTTCTAATATCCATAATTGTTTATTTATTCCAAGTAATTTGTTATATAATTGTTTAAATGAATCATCATTTTTATTATTTTCAATGTTGATTAAAAGCGAATTATATTCTTCCAATACGTGCTGTTTTTGTGTTTCATTCTTAGCTTTTGCTAATTTTATTTCTAAAATGGTTATTTTATCAATAATTTCACCATAAGCACAAAAAATAGTATATTTCATTTACATATTTACATAATTTACCATTTAAATTATTATTGGTATTATTTTAATTTACGAAATTTATTACACGTAAAGCCAAAAATCGCCATACATAATTATATTTTATACACAAACTCTATAAAATTGAATTAAATAATTCAATTGATATAATAATTATCAAACAATTATGGATCAAGTCTTTCGACTTTTCGACTTCAATGTTTACAATCAAAATAATAATGATACGCGTAGCAGTGAAAGTGATAATGGTAAAAGTGATAATGGTAAAAGTGATAATGGTAAAAGCGCCACCTACAAAGACTCTAACCAATTTATTATTCAAATGTTTGGTCTCAATGAGGAAGGAAAAACATGTTCTATCATTGTTTCCGATTTCAAGCCATTCTTTTACGTAAAAGTCGGTGATCATTGGTCAATCCAGACAAAGCAAGCCTTTTTGTTTTACATTAAAAGCAAAATCGGAAAATATTATGAAAATTCCATTACAGAGTGCAAAATCATAAAAAGAAAAAAACTATATGGTTTTGATAATGGGAAAGAGTATAAATTCATAAAATTAGAGTTTAAGAATCTTACAGCACTAAACAAGGTGAAGAATCTTTGGTACAACGGGGGTGGTGGTGGGTTTGACAGTGGAAGAGAGCGAAAGCTCTTGAAAGATGGCATCGTATTTGAAAAAACCAACACATACTTATACGAAGCAAACATCCCCCCACTGTTGCGTTTCTTTCACATCCAAGATATCAGCCCGTCTGGTTGGATTTCGCTGCCCCGTGCGAAAACTACATCCGTCGATGATGTAGAAAAAAAAACAACGTGTGATTTTGAGTTTGAAATTAGCTACAAGCATATTGTTCCTTTGAACGAGAAGGAGACGCGTGTCCCTTTTAAAATTTGTAGTTTTGATATTGAGGCTAGCAGTAGTCACGGTGACTTCCCGGTACCCATTAAATCATACAAAAAATTGGCAACCAATATTATTGAGTATTTTGAAGATACAAACACTGACTTCACAAAAGACCAGGCCAAATCAGTTTTAGCTCAAATAGTTTTGAACGCATTTGGCTATCTTGCACCAAGCCAGAAAGAAAAAATGCCAGAAATAGATTTGGTATATCCTAAGACGAAACCAGATTTGCCTTCTTTGAAAAAAATGATAGAAAAATGGTTGTCAAACCCGGTTCGCGATATGAAGGCGACCGATAACGACGACGCGACAATTGAAGCGATGTTTGAAAAAATGCATCAAAATCAAGAAGACGACAATGAAGAGGACTTTAATTACATTAAAAAGGCGAAAACATATGCGGACAAGAAAGCAACGATAACAGATATTTTATTTGATAAAAAATGCGATAGAGATTGCAGGTTGAATGAATTGAATATATCATTGAAATCCGTTTTTCCAAAATTAGAAGGCGATAAAGTAACATTCATAGGCTCAACCTTTCTCAAATATGGCGAATCTGAGCCCTACTTGAATCACTGCGCGGTTTTAAATACGTGCGATAATATGCCGCTAGAAAATAGCATTGTCCAAACTTGCAAGACAGAACGAGAGGTGTTAATGGCCTGGCGCAAATTGATTCAAGAAGAAAATCCCGATATTATCATTGGATACAATATATTTGGTTTTGATTACGAGTTTATGTTTCGCCGCGCACAAGAAAATGATTGCGCGGAGGAATTTTTGCAATTATCCAGAAACACCGGGGAAGTTTGCGCAAATGTAGATCGGGAATCGGGTATTCTTAAAATAGAAGAAAGCACGATTCAGATTGCGAGTGGGCAGCATGATTTGAAATACATTAAAATGAATGGACGCTTGCAAGTTGATTTGTACAACTTCTTCAGACGCGAAGAAAATTTGACATCTTACAAGCTTGATTATGTAGCTGGTCATTTTATTGGTGATTACATTAGCAGCATTGAAAATGCGCCACCCGGAACAAAAATTATAACCAAGAACTTAACTGGATTATTGGTTGGTAGTTTCATTCATATTGAGGAAATTGGTCACACAACAGACTACTATGATGGAGGCGCGAAATACAAAGTGACTAGTATTGATAAATCAACAGGAACATTTGTCATTGATCATGCAATCAGACCAGACTTTAAAACAAAAAAGATCCGATGGTGCATGGCTAAAGACGATGTAACGCCAAAAGATATCTTCCGGATGACCAATGGAAGCGCAGCTGATCGCGCAGTAATTGCCAAATATTGTATTCAAGATTGTAACTTGGTTCATTATTTGATGAATAAAGTAGATACTATTACAGGTTTTATTGAGATGGCGAAGATTTGCAGTGTGCCAATGAATTTCTTGGTGATGAGAGGCCAAGGCATAAAACTCACGAGTTATATTGCGAAGAAATGTCGTGAAAAGCGCACGTTGATGCCAGTTATTGAAAAGGGGGATTTGGACGAAGGATATGAAGGCGCGATTGTTCTGGAGCCCAAATGCGATTTGTATTTGGATAATCCGGTAGCGTGTGTGGATTATGCATCACTATATCCGAGTTCAATGATTAGTGAAAATTTATCACATGATTCCAAAGTCTGGACGAGGGAATATGATCTAGCAGGTAATCTCATTAGCGAAACTGGTGAAAAAGATGAAGACGGGAATTTCATATACGATAATTTACCTGAGTACGAGTATGTGAATATCGAGTATGATACGTATAAATACGTCAGAAAAAATCCAGCCGCCGCAGCGGAAAAGATTATTAGTGGGCGCAAAATTTGCAGGTTCGCACAATTTCCCCAAGGCAAAGCTATTATGCCTTCTATTTTGGAAGAACTATTGAAAGCGCGTAAAACCACGCGAAAACAAATTCCATTGCAAACTGACGATTTTATGAAAAATGTTTTGGACAAACGTCAGTTGGGTTACAAAGTAACCGCCAATTCACTTTATGGTCAATGCGGTGCAAAGACAAGTACCTTTTATGAAAAAGATATCGCGGCGTGTACAACAGCTACTGGGCGTTTGCTCTTGACGTATGCGAAGAAAATTATAGAAAAATGTTATGGGGATGCCGTGGTAAACACCGAAAAACATGGCCCAGTTTTAACCAAAGCAGAATATATTTATGGTGATAGCGTTGCTAGTTATACACCTATTTATATTAAATCAAATGGTATATTTGATATTTGTACCATTGAGGAGCTTGGAAACAAATACGGAAACAATAATTGGATCAAATCTTCTGAACTCGGTAAGCAAGAAAAGGAATTTTGTGAATTAGAAAATGTAGAAACCTGGACAGAAAAGGGTTGGACACCTTTGCATAGAATTATTAGACATACATTGGCACCTCACAAAAAAATGGTAAGGATTCTGACGCATACTGGTGTAGTGGATGTAACAGATGACCATTCTCTATTAAAGCCAGATGGGAACGAAATTTCTCCAAAAGATTTGAAAATAGGAGATGAATTGTTACATAATAATTTGCCTGTAGAACGTTTAATTTACGAGATTGATGAAATTCTAGATGAACACTACTATTTTACATTTAATAATATGTTGGATGCAGCAAAATGTTGTTATATGTTGAATAAAGAAAAAAAATTATTTACTATTGAACCAGTATACAAAGATTATGAAGTTAGTCATGGTAAAAAGGAGTTAGGTGATTTTAATAAATATACAAATGACCATTGCAGTTTTGAGGTTTGTCATGTAAAAAATAAACCTCTTGATGAAAATTATTTAAAACTGATAAATATACATCAGGCTTTCAAAAGTGAATTCGAAAAAAAATGGCAAAGTGCTTTAGAAATAGCATCCAGTAGAGAAGAAGTATTATTGAATAATAAGAATAAAATAATTAGTATGCAAGAAATTACATACGAAGGATATGTCTTTGACTTAACAACAGAAAATCATCACTTTGCAGCCGGTATTGGTAATATTATTGCACATAACACAGACAGTGTATTCTTCACATTTAATTTGCAAACCCCAGCGGGCGAACCTATTCGCGGTAAAGAGGCGTTAGAAATTACAATTGAGATTGCACAACAAGCCGGGCATCTGGCGTCTAGTTTCTTAAAAGGACCACATGATTTGGAATATGAAAAGACATTTATGCCATTCTGTTTGCTATCGAAAAAGCGGTATGTGGGTATGCTCTACGAGACAGATCCGAATAAAGGTAAGAGAAAAGAAATGGGTATTGTCCTGAAGAGGCGCGACAATGCGCCAATTGTAAAAGATATATATGGTGGTATCATCGATATTTTGATGAAGCAACAAGATATCGACAAGGCAATGGAATTTTTAAAATCATGTCTTAAAAATATTGTTGAGGAAAATTATCCAATAGAAAAGCTCATTATTAGCAAATCACTGCGCTCAGGATACAAAAATCCCAAATCAATTGCACACAAGGTTCTTTCCGATAGAATGACAGCAAGAGATCCAGGAAACAAACCGAGTTCTGGTGACCGAATACCGTTTGTCTACATTAATAATCCTGACAAAAAAGCACTGCAAGGTGATAAGATTGAAACACCGACATATATTCTAGAAAACAACTTAAAGATCGATTATTCGTTTTACATAACGAACCAGATTATGAAACCGGTGCAACAGGTATTTGCTTTGGTTTTAGAAAAGATCTGGGTAATGAAAAATAAATTACCTAAATTGAAGAAATTTAAGAAGGATGTAGAAACTTTAAGGCATACCACAAGTGAAGATAAATTTCCTGAAAAATTAGAACAAATGCGAAACAAAGAAGTGAAGGCGCTTCTGTTTGATGAATATTTAAGAATAACACAGAATGAAAAACAAAATAATCAGGCACTTACAAAGTTCTTTGTTAAAAAGTAAAATAATTTAAAAATATTTTATCAATACAAAGTATAATATGTCTTTTACATACAATGGTATAAATTATTATCAGTATTCAACTTCAAGTGGAGATGTAGCTCAATGTGAGGGTAATCAAAGTTATAACGGCAACGGTAGTGTTTTTATTCCAAAATCAGTAATGAATGGCAGTACCCAACTAGATGTTGTTGCAATATCCGCAAATTGTTTTAATTCTAATACCGTTATAACAAATTTAAGTTTTGCTAGTGATTCAGTATGTACAGCTATAGGAAGTGATGCATTTTACGGATGCAGCAACTTGACAACAATAAGTTTACCAAATTCATTAATAACTATATATATTGAATCATTTTCTTTTTGTAACTTAACAAATATAACTATACCACCGAATGTTACTAATATACTATATAATGCATTTGTTAACAATAATAATTTAAACAATGTGTATTTTTTAGGAAATTATACACAACCAGATGCTGTGCCATCGAATATGACTGGATTTAATGCAGAATCTTTCAATATTTCTACAAGCACACCATATGTAGGTAATGGATATTTTCCACTTGGAAATGCAACTTGGAGCGGGATTAGTCCTAATAATGATATATATCTTGCTAGTTTGCAAGCTGAAGCAGGACCAATAGTTTGTTTCAAAGAAAATTCTAAAATTCTTACCGACAAAGGATACAAGTATGTGCAAAACTTGCGCAAGGGTGATTCTGTGAAAACTTCCAAAAATGGTTTCAAGAAAATTGACATGATTGGTAAGCGCACAATGTACCATCCAGCAACAAATGAACGTATAAAAGATCAATTATACAAATGTTCTAAATCCATCTACCCTGAAGTTTTTGAAGATTTAGTCATTACGGGTTGCCATTCTATTCTGATTGATGATTTTACTTCCCAAGAGCAGAGAGAAAAATCATTAAAAATAAATGGCGACATTTACGTGACTGATGATAAATATCGCATTCCTGCTTGCGTTGATGAAAGAGCATCTGTTTATGAAACACCAGGTAACTATACTATTTATCACTTTGCTTTAGAAAATGATGACATTTATATGAATTATGGCGTTTATGCAAATGGTCTATTAGTGGAAACATGCAGCAAACGCTTTTTAAAAGAATGTTCAAAAATGGATTTGATTTGATACAATGGAACAATATTTTTACAATATCTAAATAATATTTGCTTTACACATCAATGAGATCAAATATTATTTTTTTATCTAAAACCTCCCCTCAAAATACTTTCAAATAACAAAACCGGATTACCCGATGGATCCAGTAAATTATTTATGTTTATATTTTCATTTCGCACATTTCCTCTTATCAAATCTGTTAGCGCTTGCGTTGCCAAATTTGCAATTGCATTACTCGAAATGTCAAATGTAATATCACCATTTTCCATATATCGAATATTTGAAATATTTTCATTATTTACTCTAATTTCATGCAAAGTTTCATTTGGAACTTGATTTATCGTTTCGCTTTCCCTACTTGCAGTTTCGGTCGAGTTAGATTCGGGTTCAGGTTCGGGATTGCGTTCTGTATCGGATTCTGATTCGTTTTGTTCTCTCTGTAAAACATTTATAAAAGGTTCGTTACCCTCGACATTATCAACTGATCGATCTCGAATATCATGCCTACAAACCGGACACCTAACATTTGTTCGAAACCAAGTACTCAAATTGGCAGGAGTAAAAATATGACCACAGTGTGTGATTTCAGTAACATTTGTATTATTTTCAAATCTCTCTAACGTAATTGGACATGAACTATTCCTTGGTTCAATAATAGAACCGTATACTGTGTTTCTTGTAGCATTTTGTATCTCTTCTAATGTCGGTGTTATGTTTACAGGTTCATTGAAACTCTGCATAATATCATTCAAAAATGTATTACTAAAAATATTCGTGCGTCTATTTGTATTTGCATTCGTATTTGCATTCGTATTTGCATTCGTATTTGCATTCCTATTAGTATTTGACACAGGTGTTGGAAGAGGCGTCGGTGTCGGTGTCTGTGGATCTGTTATTATATAATCAATTGTATAATACCTACCATTGTAATAAACGTGGTTTTGTGCGGGTGCTCTATAATATGTATTTGTATTTGTATTTCTATTCAGATAAGAATTCAAACTTGAATCGAGCGGTCTATGAATCGAATTTGTATTAAAGCTCGAATCCGGTGTCCTATGAATCGAATTTGTCGTGCCAGTTGCGGTCGCGTTCATGTTAATGTTTACATCTGTATTACGGTGCAATGGATTTCGATTATTTCTTCTGTTTACGTTTAAATTCATATTTCTATGATTTATTTCTAGCGTTTGAATAGAACCACGAATATCATCTAATACTAAATTCAAACGATCTATTTCTCTCAAGGTAGTATTATACATATCAATATACACATTCAATATAGTCCTATCAAAACTTTGTTGTATACTTGTATTTCTTTGATGATTATCCACAAATATATTCGGATTCTGATTCGGATTCTGATTTGTATTTAGATTCGACATATTAATTATATTAGAAAATCTGTTTAAATGTATTCTTTGAATATATATCATATATCAAAAATATGGATCTCGAAATTTATAAAAACAAAGGCCTTACTGGTTTGGCAAATCTGGGAAATACATGTTTTGTAAATTCTTGTTTGCAAATATTATCACATACATACGAATTGAATGATTTTTTGAATAAGGAAACTTACAAAAGAAAGTTGAACAACAAGTATGAATCCGCTCTTTTAATAGAGTGGGATAACCTTAGGCAAATGATGTGGAGAGAAAACTGCATCATATCTCCAGGAAAATTTATTAAAACTATTCAAAAATTGGCGTCTATAAAAAAAATAGATATATTTACTGGTTACGCTCAAAACGACCTGCCAGAATTTTTATTATTTTTAATCGATTGTTTTCATATTTCACTATCGAGAGAAGTGAATATGACGATAATGGGTTCTTCGATGAACGAAACTGATAAAATTGCTGTTGATTGTTTTGAAATGATTAAAAAAATGTACACCAAGGAATATTCAGAAATTTGGAACATGTTCTACGGAGTTCATGTTTCACAAATAATTTCAATAGAAGATGGTTCGGTTCTTGCAAGCAGCCCAGAGCCCTATTTTATGATCAATCTTTCTATACCACCAAGCAAAACTCCTACCTTGTATGATTGTTTTGATCTTTATGTGGAAGGCGAGACTTTAGAAGGAGAGAATGCTTGGTTCAATGAAAAAACGGCGAAAAAGCAAGATGTAAAGAAGAAAATTAGCTATTGGAGTTTGCCTACTATATTAGCAATCGACATGAAACGCTTCAATCCCATGAACCCAATGAATAAGAATCAAGTTTTGGTGACTTTTCCTATTGAAAATTTGGATTTATCGAAATATGTGATTGGATATAATAAAGAATCTTATGTTTATGATTTATACGGAATTGCGAACCATAGTGGTGGCACGCTAGGTGGTCACTATACTTCGTATGCAAAGAATGCGAACGGAAAATGGTATCATTTCAACGATACAGAAGTGCACGAGGTGCAAAATCTAGCGGATTTAGTATCACCCAAGGCGTATTCCTTATTTTACAGAAAAAGAAGCATGCCGTGACCGAAAACCTCGAAAATTCCACAAAACTCTAAAAATATAAATAGTTGATCAACTTTTTATTAACTATCTATATATTAATGGAGGTATCCCCTAATTCAACAACACAGCCTTTGAATATGTATGATTATATTAACAATTATTTAACAAATCCCATACTATTTACAAGTCTAGTTATTATTATAGTCGTTTTCATTTTGATATCCATAACTTTAGGAAAATCATCAAATTCAGAAACAACATTTGACACTAGCGATTCCTCGAATTCTGGAAATCAAAGCACAATACAAATTTACGGAATAATTGGCGTTATTTTGTTTATTGTTCTTGTCTTTATCAATGGGTTTCAATACTTTTTTGGCGTGGATATTTTTGCCTCTATCAAAAATATATTTTATGGTACACCCGAGATCGATATTAAGGTCGTGCCCGAACAAACTTTGATACAAAATCAAAATGCTGCCGCGCCAGTTGTTCCAGAGATAAGGGCAATAGACCAAGTATTCAACATTCCAGGCAACTATTACGGATACAACGATGCAAAAGCGCTTTGCAGTGCTTACGGTGCGCGTTTAGCAAGTTATAATGAAATTGAAAGCGCATACAATGAAGGCGGGGAGTGGTGCAATTACGGTTGGTCAGCCGACCAAATGGCGCTATATCCTACACAAAAAAGTACTTATAACAATTTGCAAAAAATAAAGGGACACGAACATGATTGCGGTCGTCCTGGTATCAATGGGGGATATATTGCAAACCCATTAGTGAAATTTGGCGTAAATTGCTATGGGCACAAACCAAGGATTAATCAAGAAGAACAGCATTTGATGGATGTTACAACGCCTTATCCCAAGACAGAAGCAGATTTGGCATTAGAGAGACGCGTAGATTATTGGAAAAATAAGTTGAGCGAAATTTTGGTCTCTCCTTTCAATTACACATCTTGGAGCAAAATATAATTCCCGACAATTTTATTATTTTGATTATTTATATTATTTTTACATTTTGAAATAATATATAATATATACGTCATTCAATGTATTATTCATAATTTCCCAAAACCAAAACCAACTGTATTGTTGCATTATAAATAATATCTAACACTAAAAAAACATAAACAGCGAAAAAAAACTTTGATATATTTCTAGAGAAAATGACAAAAATATTACTTCTTCTTTCATCATCCAAAGCAAAAAATAAAGAGGAGGTATTATTTCCATCTATAGTTGGAACAAATAGGGAAGCCCATTTTTCTCTACAAATAGGGCACATATCACTTTTATCAAGCCACTCAATTAAACAACTTTCGTGCACGTAACAATCACATTGACAAGTTTTTTCAAAGTCAAAATCACGCATTACTAATGTGGACAATTTTTCATTACTTTTTTCAAGACAAATAATACAGTCCTCCGATAAAACGAAATCGATATCTCTTTCTTCGTTTAAATCATTTTTATCTAAACGGTTTTCATGTGAATCTATATGATTATGTACTTGAAAATAAATCATCATATATTATTTTGGTAATTTTATTCTTATAATTACAATTTTATTTTATTCTTGTAATTACAATTTTATTTTATTTTATTTTATTTGATCTAATCTTTTTTGTAAATTTTTGTTTGTTCATATTTTTTGATCTTGCACTTTTTGTGATTTTTTGTCCTTTTTTCTCTCTCGCGCTACTATTTTGTTGACTACTCACACTCGCTAATTTCACCAATTTATCATACAAATCATCATCTACATCCTCCTCTTCAACAACATTTTCTCCTAATCTATAACCACCGGATTTAGTTGTAGTAGTAGGTTGGTAAAAAATTCCAGCAGGAATTGCTAAATCTTTAAATACATCTGATACATTTTCGGTTGGCCCGCCTCCTTGCATTTGTTGGTTCAACGTATGCATAGGGCTTTGATTGTGTTTCAACAGCAAAGAATTCACACGAAAACCACCAGCTATAATTTCGCCATTTCTCTCTGTCATCACAAAGTCATCATCATCAGTAACCTCTGTTTCCTTGTTCTGTAATTCATCATTATTTTTTTTCCCTGTCATATATTTTGCCTATATAAAATTTAATTATTAGAAAACCGCTTTATTTCAGGTACAATTTTATATTCTCTCTTTTGTTTCAAATAAGCTATGATTTGCTTCACTTGTCCCTCATTTTTTATTATTTCGCCTAAAGATTTTTCGACATATGTAAAGGTCAATGGTGGGGTTACCCGGGTGTTTGCAAATTTCAATTTACCATCGCTTATCTGTACGACAGCATTCGATAAGTTGTTTTCGCGAACATAATCGTTTATATTTTCACCCAAATTGCTTTTTTTCTCTCGAATATCGCGCAATTTTTCATACAAAATTTTGGCCTGATTATCAAGTGCAACCCATTGTTGTATTTTTTCTTCGAAACTCATTATAATTAAGATAAATAAAATAAAATATAATATTAGCTATATAAAAACAAAAATACAAATGCTAACGGGAAATCTATTTAACACGAAAGACCAAAATTTTTATCATCTACGGAAAACGACACGATCAAGTAATAGAAATTATGGCGAATGTAAAAAAGTAATTCTCTTTACAAACGCCAGGAATGAAAAAAATATAAAAGAATGGGCAGCCCACCACTTGTTAATAGGTTTTACTAGCATTTGCATTTTCGATCATAAATCAAACCCACCAATCGCGCCACAATTTTCTAATTTTGACAAAAGAATAAAAGTATTGCGAGTAGACTTTGAAAATCCAGTAAAATTAAGGCTAATGAATATGGCAGTCAGTATAGCAAAACAAAACAATTTTGATTGGATGTTATATTTGGATGCTGACGAATTTTTTATTTTAAATTCATTTCAAGGAGTAAAACGAATGTTAACTCAATTTAGTTACGCGCACTCATTATCTGTTAATTGGTTAATGTTTGGAACGAATAATCACGTGAAAGAACCTGCGGGTTTAATTTTGGAAAATTATACTAAATCGGATTTGATTCCAAATGATCATGTGAAAACATTTGTCCGACCACAAGAAGTTGTAACCGCGCGTAGTCCACACTGGTTCACAATTAATAATCCATCTCGTATGATAACAATTATAAACAAACCTATGCCATGCATGAATGGATGTTATGCTTTTAACCCCTGTAAAGTGGCGTATTACAAACTACACGCATATATCGCACATTATGTTTATCAATCCGAAGAAACTTATATGAAAAGAAAAATTTTGTTGGAAGCTGATGATGGTAGTGGATTCAGAAATAAAATTCTGGACTTGCATAAACAACACAATGAGGTAGAAAACAATGATCCAAAGAATAAATATGCAGATAATGTGAAAGCATTTTTACAAAAATTTTCTTAGAAAGCTAATTAGCAGTTTCATAATAAATATTTTTATTATGAATTTGTTTGTTATGAATTTGTTTGTTATATATTTACAATAAAATAGATCTAGCGCGCCTCCTCCTTCGGGTTTTGCGTCCACCCTTCCTGTGTTTGCGTTTACCATAGGTTTGTTGTAAAGCTAAAAGACCAAATGGGACTGCTGCTTGACCAACAACGCCCATAAGGTTTCCACCTTTTCTGGAATGACGGCGTTTACCGCCTTGCAATAGTTTTCCTAAATTGGGATCTATTCTTTGCCCGGCAACATTTTGCGCTAAGTCTGTAGACCAAAGTCCATTTCCTGTAGGTGCACTCATTGTTTGAGGGTTACTGAAAACATTTCCCCATTGTGTGTTCGAGTTACCAGCTGTTTCCAACGCATAAGTTGCCGCGGAAGTAGACCCACCGCGCCTGCTGCGTCTTTTACCACCGCTACGAGATCTACGTCTAGATCCAGCTGTCATTTGTGTACTTGGGGTAGTAGCATCATATTGATCTTCCTCTGAAAAACTACTCGTACTAGTTGTACTAGGCATTTCATTGTCATAATCTTCATCTGATTGTCCGCCGCGTCTATGTTTACGACCTCCTTTTGAGAATGGCATTATATAAATAAGAGAGAAAATATTAAAAAACTTTGTTGAAAAAACATTTATTACGCATAATTAAAATCAATAAAACAAGTATCGCTAAAATCATGATAAAAATCATGAAAACGAGTGCGACAGTTATATAAATATACGGATTTATTTCATAAAAAATAAAATCAATTACTGGTTTACATACTAATTTCATTTCATTTTTCACATCTTCTCTTTTTAAAATGTCTAAACATTGTTGAACAATAGACTCTTTCATTTATTTATTTTATATGATAATTATTAAATATAAAATATTTTGCATTGAATTACCTTTTATTCAAAAAATGCGTGTTATTTGAAGTTAAAATTTCTAAATAACAATTAATGGATGATATTATAGAACCCAATTCAAATTTTGATTTTACAAAGGTGACTTTAGCGCAACCAACTGGAATACAAGGCGGTGCATATTTTACCAAGTTATTACATAATAACAAACCATTTTATATTCAAACACCTAAAAGTTTAACAAAACAAGGTTTCATTAAGAACAATAAAAAAATTTATTGTGATTTGATGTTTGATACGAATGATGTGGACTTTATTTCCTGGATGGAAAATTTAGAAACACACTGTCATAACCTTATTTTTGAAAAATCAGAGGCATGGTTTCAAAACTCTTTAGATTTGAATGATATTGAAACCGCTTTTAATTCTTTACTTAAAAGTTACAAATCGGGGAAAAAGTATTTAGTAAGAACCAACATCAAAATAAATTCTTTAACAAATAATCCAATAATTAAAATCTATAATGAAAGTGAGACACCACTCACAATCGATGATGTCAACCATGAAACTAGTATTATTTCTATTTTAGAAATACAAGGAATAAAATTTACGACAAGAAATTTCCAAATAGAAATTGAACTAAAGCAAGCTATGGTGTTAAACACTGATAAAATATTTGAAAATTGTTTAATAAAAAAAAATCCCCAACCGGCAAATCTTGCTAAAAATGACGCTATGACTGACCTTGATAAACCTAGTCTTGCGTATTCTAATGCAGTTATGGATACAAATCCGAACCAAAACCTAAATCTAAATCTAAAGACAAATCTAAATCCTGAAAACAATGAAAACAATGAAAACAATGAAAACAATGAAAACAATGAAAACAATGAAATAGTTGAATTATTATTAGATGAAAACTTTAGTAACAATGTGGTTGAGCAAAACAATTCAAGCGAAGAAGCTAGACATGAAAATCATGATGAAGAAGATAACATAAAATCAAATATAGAATGTGGTCAAGAAACAATAAGTGATCCTCTTCTGAATGAAGTTACAGATTTAGATGAAGAGAATTTCGATATAGTTCCTATTGAATTAAACTTTGACAAGGAAAATTTAGAAACAATTACATTGAAAAAACCCAACCAAGTCTACTATGATTTGTACAAACAAGCTAGAGAGAAGGCAAAACAAGCAAAGAAAGAAGCTGTTTTAGCCTATTTAGAAGCAAAAAACATTAAAAAGGCATACATGTTACAAGATATTGATTCTAGCGATGAAAGCGATGTAGAAAAAGATATGGAAATGGAAATGGAGGAGGAAGACGAGTAATTTTCTTGTTGTCCTGTTTTCCGGTTTTCCGGTTTTCCGGTTTTCCAATTTTCGGTATTTATATTTTTACGATTCTATTTATGTACAATATTTTTCGAAATTTGAGCAAGTGTAAATCTTTAGAATAAATAAATTATCTATTCTAAAAATTATTTTATCGTTTTTATTATATAATGAGCCTCTCTTTAAAAAAGCTTTGGTCCGATTATGGAATTGGCACAATTGTAGTTCTTTTAATTCTTGCCTATGCCATTAGCACATTCGCAAATTATTTAACATCCAAAGGAGCCTATGGTTCTGAATCATACACGGCCAATAAGAATACCGCTTATGTGAACAATGTTCCCGCACAAGTAAGTCAACCAGTTGCCTCTATGCCTTTAGGCCAAAATGAAGTTTTTGCCTCTGCCAATGGAATCCAAACTAGCAATCCTGGTATTCCCGCTTCCTGCGCCAATGCCAACTTGCAAAATCCTTCCGAGCTTTTGCCCAAGGATACTAACAGCCAATGGGCTCAATTGAACCCCTCTGGTAAAGGCGAATTATCCAATATCAATTTGTTAAAGGCCGGCTACCACATCGGTATTGACACAATTGGGCAAACATTGCGTAATGCCAACTTGCAAATCAGGTCTGAGCCCCCCAATCCCCAAGTGTATGTTGGGCCTTGGAATATGACAACAATAGAACCTGATTTTATGAGGCCACCTCTCGAGATAGGTAGTGGTTCTCAATAAATCAATAAATTATGTTCAAGGTTTATTACCATAATTTTTAGTTAAATCCTCACAAATCAAAATATTTATATTCATTATTTTTACACATATAAATATTTTGAACTCATGTATCGTTTGCAATTTAATTAATTCTATGTTAATTCTATGTTACTTATTGATTTATTTTTCTATTCTGTTTAGGTGTTTTTCATTTAGCTACTTGCTTCCAATTTTGCTTGCCATCTTGTTCGATAATCTAATATTAAGAAAAACTATTTTATATGTAAAATATATATATATATAAATGGCAACAGCAGAACAAATAGATGCATTAGCAGCCTTGATTGGTGAATTAAATGCTGCGTCCGAATTAACGTTAGGTAAAAGAATGGTTCCCGGTAGGACAGAAACTGGATTTTATGCTGCTTTGGCAACAACTGGAGAAGGACGACCTCTTGGTCCTGGAGGGCTTCCAATGGGTAGTAAAGGAGGTAAAAGAACACGGGTGCGTTCATTAAGAGGAGGCGCATTATGTGATAACAGCTATGTTAGTTTAGCTATTGATTCAGCTATTATAATGGCTGGAGCTGGCGCAATAGCTGGAGCAGGTTACACAGGATTCGCCGCATTACAATATTATATGCGTGTCTATGGTTTAGATGCTGCGGTAGTTTCAGTAATAACGGCATTATACGAGGCTTTGCGTGCTACTTTAAGCCAAGTATTAATAGCTGGTGTTGCAGTAGCTGCAAGTGGCGCAACTGTGGCATCAAGCGCATTTAGTATGGCTAGTGCTACAGGCAGTGCAGTAGCTGCGACAACACCCAATGTATTTACCACTTTAGCAACATTAGCGCCACCAATCTTATTCGGAAGATATTACAGGACTGGTTTAAGTGCTCGCGAAGATGCTTTGGCTATTTTAAATACTTTAAATGGACAATACGCAGTGTTGACTGCATACACCGGCGCGGTTACTCGTTCAATGACAGAGAAGAAAACTGAATTAGAAAGACAAATTGCTGCAACGCGAGCGGCCATCAATGAAACGTATCAACGCGCGGTAGAAGCCGGCACTGGAGCAGTTACAGCGACAACGACTTCTTATGCTGTTATTAAAGCGCGAATATGTGCTTTGATTGATAATGTGAATGGTGGTATTACATCAATTTCAGATATTTTTCCTGGATTAGAAAGTTCTGAAATAATAATTGCCGGAGGAAATAATAGACGTAGAACAGGAAAAAAACGCGCTTCTAGAAAAAATAAAACAAATAAGAGACACAAAAGAAAAAGCCACCGCCGTCGTCACCATTAGATTTTAATCGCATTTTTATAATTCAAACGGAAATAAAATCAAACAGAAATAAAATCAAACGGAAATAAAATAAAATTAAAATATTAAAATAATATATGAGTTTATCATTTCATTTATTTATTTCTTTCATACATTTTATTTTAACGTATGGTGTTTTTACTGCGGCACTCATTTCAAACAGTATCAAGGTCCAATTTGGATTATTGATTTTAATGACGATAATAAAATTTAGTTATTGGTTTTTTGGAAGATGCGTTTTAACCTTGTACGAGTATAATCATTATTTCTGTTCAATCGCAGAGATTTTATCAAATATTTTAACATTTAATTTAGACGACAAAAGAGGTGAGGAAATAATAATAAATATAGGATTATTAATCATTTTAAATAAGCTTTTAGTCTTATTATTTTTGAAATATTATAAAATATAATACTATAAGGACACATGTTACACTTATTTTATAAAGACAGACTTCCATCTATATTTTCAAATCAGTTTATTCCGAATTTTATTACATATATATTTGCAGTTATTTTAACATATAAAAAATATTCGCCCATAATGACTTCTATCTACATTCTTATTTTGTATTTCTATTCCTATTTTATACATAAATTCCTGCATTATTTACCAAACATAATAAACTTACATTTAAACGATCATCACAACAGCATACAAAACCAAAATATTCTTTATAACTTTTTAAATTTATCACTAGAGTTGGTTACAAACATTTTATTTTTCGTTGTTTTTTATTATGCGCAAAAAATATTGCAAATCAAATTTGTTCCTGAAATTTTGATATTTTATTATGGTTTTATTTATGTGTCAGTTCATATAATAAATTATTCCATATTTCATGCGTCCAAAACGCATGTTTTACACCATGAAAGTAGCGATAAAATAGATAAAAGTAAAACTCGCAATTATGGTCCCGATTTAGCAGATCATGTTTTCAAAACAAATTATGATAACAAAATAGAAAATTATAATCATATATTACCAAACATTTTAATGGCATTCCTATTTACTTATTATTTTTATAAACCAAAGATTTTCTAACCTATGAAAACCGCGCATTCCTGTTTTTTTCTGTGTTTATATAATTTTGTAATTATATAAATAAAATAAAACCATTATATAACAACCAATGTTTGATTTTTTTAAAAAAGATATTTTAGGGTATATTGTATTGGCTTTCATTTTGCTCATTTGTTTGAAAATTTATAGCGAGTCTGATGCCTACAATCTTAAATGTATCATATCTTCGGTCGACGGGAATAGATATTGCGTAAGAGACCGGCAAAAATTAGAATTAGCTGCCGATTTATTAGCAAAAGTCACCCAAAAATGCAAATCATTAGTAGCATATATGAAAGAAAAACATCCTGACGATCCTCGTGTTATTAAATTAGTTAAAGGTTTCAACCCAAAATCTATAAGCGAAACGCTTCCTACTAGTGAATTGACTGCATATAGTGAAAATAAAGGAGAGAAAATAGCATTTTGTTTGAATACAACCAAGAGAGGGGACAAATTAATAGATATAGACACATTAACGTTTGTCGCAATTCATGAATTAGCGCACATTATGACAACTTCAATTGGACATAAACAAGATTTCTGGCAAAATTTCAAATTTTTATTGGAAAATGCAAAAGCGGCGAATATTTATCAACCCATCAATTATAAAAAGGATCCAAAACAATATTGCGGCATGACAATTAGCGATAATCCCTATTATGATTTATGATTTAGCATATATTTTACAAATACAAATACAAATACAAATACAAATACAAATACAAATAGAAATACAAATAGAAAGAAAATTAAAAAATATTAATTATTTATATGACTCCCTTAAAAATACCAAAAATGATTCATATCAATAATGATGATGAAATACATGTTGAAATAAATACAGGCACATTCGCATTTTCATCAAATGCAATGGCAACAGGCAATCAACCTAGTTTCCCAATATTTAATTCAAAAACTTTTTTAAACAATAAACAAGTTGATATAATGGAATATGGGCTTCCCTTTTTAAAATTTAATCGCGACGAAATACAACATTTCAAATTTACCAACCATACGCCTTATTATTTCAATTTACATTTTCATGGATTCAACAACAATGCTTTTATCGATGGTACTTCTTATACAGCCGAATTTGGCGAAAATACAAAAATTGGAAAAACCTTGGAATTTTCTGTTCAAACTAAAAATAATTCCATGTTTAGTTGGTTTCATCCACATGTTGGCATGTTATCATCGCCACTTGTTTATTCGGGACTTTTTGGAATCTATGAAGTATCTGATATATTTTCAAAAAAAATAGAGAAAAACTTTAATTATGGTGATAATTCTATTATTCTTGTTTACTCTGACGCAGATTTAAATATTACTGGAACATTGAACAATCGAAGACTTAATGACAACAATTGGCGTGGATTTTATGGTGCAATCAATGGTCAGTTATGTTTAAATTGGACTCTTGGTCATTTGATGCCTTTCTATACAAAAACTCTTTCTCATACTTCTACAAAAAACTTATTTAAAATCTCTCTATTAAATGGCACTGCTTCTTTTCGTTCTGTTTACTTGGGTGTGTGTGATAAACATAAAAACATTCGTCCCTTTTACTATATTCAATCTGATTGTGGATTTCGCAATCCAGTTGAAATGACAATTCTATCAATTTCGCCAGCAGAGAGAGCAACCATTCTATTTGATTTGAATGATTTTGAAGATCAAGAAGCCACCATTTTTTTTTATAATTTTGATTTAACATACATATTCTCTCAATTAAATAATGTATATTTGAATTCAGAAAAACAAGTCGTTACCATGTTTGGAGAAAAATATAATTGTGGAACACAATTTGTGCCAGGTGTGCAATATTTATCCAATACATTTGACAAGAAGCCTTTTTTGCATATCAAATACGTAAACCAAAACCACGATTCCCAGAACAATAAAAGTGATTCTTTAAAGAGGTGTATTGAAAAAATAAAAAAAATCGTTTTTGGATATAATTATAATTTGATAAGCAAAATGAGCGATGAAAAAATAAGTACAAATTATTTTTCATTGCTAAATTCATTTTATTATTACAATTTACCAAATGTTCAAAATTGTTCCACTAGGCAAATGGTGTTTAATATGATGAGTTATCCAGATAAAAATGTAACTGAATGGATAAACATGGCTCCTAGAGTTTACGTTGATATGTGGAATTCGTACGAATACGAACAATGGAAATTGACAAAATCCGATGCATTTTTACCTTCTTGTTTGTTTTTCATCAAACCACCTAGTGAATATGAGAATTACAAAGATTTTTCTACGAACACGTTAACAATTACAATTTCAGAAAATTTTTTAAATTTACAAACATTGATTATTCAATTTCCAACAAGTGAAAAGCCACTTAATATAAAACAATGGGTTAACATCGTAAATACTTCTTATAAAGCCACACAACTTGATTTACCAAATAAAAAATATAATTATTTGTCTGATATTTTAGAATTAGAATGGAGTGATTATTTATTAGAACAATATTACCTGTGGAATAATAGCGAAACATACAAGAAATCCATTTTCATAAAAACAATTCTCATGAAAAACATAAATAAATCCGAATATACAATTGAATTTTTGGGTAATTATAAATTGCTCAACTTTTTTGGGAAAACTTTGGGTGCCACTTTGCCAGGTAAAAATATGTTAATGGTGGAACAACTGCCTCTTAAAAATTATGGAATACTAGGTAACGTAAGTATTTTTTTTGGAATGTGGGGTCAAATGATATTTTATATGTTAATTGGAATGATTTTAGGTATGCATATTGGAATGCAAATTGGCATGTTGTTTGGTGTTATGAAACCAATAATCATGAAAATAGGAATGTATGTCGGTATGTACTCCTTCATGGCAGTTGAAATGGGATTTACAAAAATAACAATTGCATTTTTCATAACAATTTTGGTACAAATTTATATACTTTTTATACTTTACTTTAAGAAAAAAAATCTCTTGTATATCGTAGTGCCCATCATTTTTACAATTATCATTTATTTCATGATTCATATTTTTCCTCTTTACACAAGAAATAATTCTACACTTAAACAAATTCAAGTTACACAAGGCTCTAAAAACGGATTGAACGTTTTGTACACGCCAACATTGGTAATATCCCCATTTGGCTCTTATAAAGGATTGGTTGACGGATACATGAATGATCTTTTCATGAATTTTTCTGTAAAAAAAAATGCAACGGAACAATGGTTATTTACGAATTTGGATACAAATAATGTACATCCATTACATTTTCATTTAACTAGCGGGTATGTAGATCCGACATCTAAATATATGAGTGATTGTTTGAAGGCCCCTGATTTCCAGAATTTGCTTTACTCCAAAGATACATATGCTATAGGAATTCAACAAACATTGCCCTTTTATTTAAAATTTTCCAACTATTCTTCATCGGAGGGAAAAGTTAAAAATCTTGGGTATTTTTATCATTGCCATTTTATGCTGCATCATGATATGAATATGATGGGTCAATATTTTGTGACTGAATAATTTGATTCTTTCAACTATTTTTACTATTTTAGGAAAATAAAAAAGTAAAAAAATAATAAATGATTCACTTGATAAATTATATAAAATAATAGCAAAGATATATATATGTCAATAAAATCAAGCGAAAATGCAATATATAAAGTGAATCATTTGATAAATGAAAATGAGATAAAAGGCATTTACGTTTTTTATGGGAAAAATGATAATTTGGACGAATTGTTCAAGAGAGAACCAGAGAATCCAGCATTTATTAATAAAATTACCAACCAACCCATTTTCAATGAAGAAGAAATGCAAAATATAAAAGAGAAAAACATTCCCGTACATTTCTCTCAACAACAAATTCACTTTGACGACTCTATCGCAACAATCAAATTAAAATTAGTTTTAGAGTTTTCAAATACTTTTTCCTATGAAGAACTTTACTTATTTTGCATGAAAGAAGAAAGTTTCAACCCATCCCAAATTTATCAAATATTAACGCAAAACAAACGTTTGGAATTGACTCGTTTGCGTTTGGACCAATTTTTACTGAACATAATTAGAAACGACAATGGTACGCCAGTAGAATTCAATATTCCAGAAAAAGAAGTCTATAGTTATGACGACATTATAGAGCTTGATCTTGATGATAAAAAATTCTGGGTGAATAAAGTTTTGGGGCAAAAATTTTTCATTATAACAAATGAATACCCCTTTGTAGTAAATCCATTCGATGCGATTGAGTATGATACCTTTTTAGAAAAAACCGCGCGTAAATCCTTGTCTACACTAAACAACAACTTGTTATTGGACACGGGTGAAATAATAGAAAACAACATATATTTTTGTTTAGCAAAAGATTTGATTGCGCGTAAGCACGAACCCACGGAAGCTGCATATGCGATAAAAATTTATTTTCCTTTTTTGTATGCAAAAAATCTTCTTTCTCTCGAAACTATTGATTCCAAAAGGAATGAACTTATTCGAGAAAATAAAAAACTGCTGCAAAAAGCCACTGTACATACATTTGAGAGTGTAGACATGTTTTATGATATCTTCAAAGAGAGAAAAACGGAATTGAATTATAAAACAACAGGCGTTAAAAAAATAAGGGCAATTCTAAGGCCTGAATATAATGTTAAAATTCCTTTAGAAGTAGTTTTTAAATTAATTCATGCGACAGAAGGAAACCCGCTAATTAAGTATAATCCTTCTACTAGAAAAGAGCAAATATATAGATTGTATGCCGATAAAATATCAAAAGATGGAAGAAAAATACCATTTTTAGCAAAGGCCCAAATTTTCAAACTTATGAAAAAGGTTGGCAAAAATAAATCTGTGGCGGTTGTTTTCCATAATCATGACAGAGATGAACAATTTACGTCATTAGTGTGTGAGTTTCAAGAAAATGGTAATATTGAAATAAATGGTGAATTTGAAAAAGTAATTTCTATTAGTGATTTGAATGATATAATTAGAGACACAATCAACCCGGTGATTGATTCGGTTAAAACATATTTAGAGCAAAGCGGTTATTCTATTCATTTATTTACTAGTATAACTAGCAATAATTTTGAAATAAAATTGCTAGACTACGAGTCCATTATTGGTATTAATAAACCCATGAATTTAGACAAGATTCGAGGTTGTTTGTCGTCTGTTTTTATTGTAGACACTTTGAAAGCGAAACAAGATATACAAATGCGTTTCAAACGCGTTGCAAATTTCAACAAAAGAACAAGTCAAGAGGCATTTATATTAGAGAAAAAAGATCAAGGTTTGCGTGGAGACGAAATAATTGAAGAAGTTATAAAAGCATACCAGGTTTCTAGAGATGAAGCCGCAGAGTTGTTAGCAAAAATGGCAAGTGAATTAGAAGTCCAACGAAATGTGAAAAGAAATGAAATTTCTATTAAAATAAATCCTGGTTTCAAAACAACAATTCATTTAGACCAGATAAAGAGTGAAATAACAATACGAGTTGAAAACATAAATGATATTTTTTATTTGTCAACTATTCCGATTTATTTGGATAGTTTAGTCAGGTTAACCCAAGGCGATTTATCGGATACAACGTCGTACCCAGAAAAAGTGATTAAAAAGATTTGTTCTTCGAATAAAACCGGCGATGTTACAATAGAAGAATTAGTAGCTGCATTTGAAGCACCACTTGAGGAACAAGAGGTTCCTGAATTAAAAGGCGATGAATTGGTATTCTCGCCACTCGATGAATATATTGAACATGGATCTTCCGATGAATCAAACGTAAAAAATGCTGTTTCTCTCTTTTATGGAGACGAAGACGAGGAGGAAGAAGAAGAGGAAAACGAAGATTTATCGGGAGGAATGACCAAGGATGAAAGTAGCGAGCGATCTTTATCAAGTTTTGGTAGTGAAAACCCAACAGCAAAGGAAGAAGAGGAAGAGGAAGAGGAAGAGAAGGAGAGCAGCGAGAAATCACTAAGTTCTCTCGATGTTGCTAGCGCGGCACCTGTCGAAGCAAAGGAAGAAGAGGAAGAGGGGAGCAGCGAGAAATCCCTAAGTTCTCTCGATGTTGCTAGCGCGGCACCTATCGAAGAAAAAGAAAAAGAAGACACTCTATCTACTAGTGAAGAGATACCTGCTTGCTCACCCGCTATCCCACCTCTTGTCAATAAACCGTTACCAAAACCCAAACTAGAATTGGAACCAGATGAAGAAGAAGAATCCGAGAAAGAATCCGAGGAAGAATCAGAGGAAAAACTAGAAGAGGAAGAACCTGAAGCCGTAGAAACTCGTCCAGCGCCAAAAGTCGCAGTTTCCCCTCGTACAGCTAATTCAGTTAGAGATATTAACAACATGCAACTGCGTAACTATTTTCAAAACAAAATATCTGAAAAAGAACCCAAGTTGATTTTAACAGAAAAACAGGGTAAATATAATGCTTATTCAAGAGTATGTCCGTCTGCCGACAGGCGCCAACCAGTTATTTTAACAAAAGAAGAACTCGACAGAATCAATGAAGAGAATCCGGGATTTTTAAAAGACGAAGATGTAATACATTATGGCTCAAGTGAAGACAAAAACTTTTACTATGTGTGTCCTAGATATTGGAATTTAAAAACGAATGCAATAGTCACACCTGCTCAAATGGAAAAGGATAATTTATATAAACACATAATTCCTAAAAAAGGAAAGGAATCCAAAAAAGCAACAAATGAGAAATATATTTATGAGTTCTCACCACCAGGAAACACTGATAAAGATTTCAAACAATATCCGAGTTTTCAAGTAAATAAACATCCTGATGGTTATTGTTTGCCCTGTTGTTTTACAAACTGGGATACACCAGATCAAATCAAAAGGCGAGAAACATGTTCTGGAGAGAAAAAAGAAGCAAAACCAATAGAACAAAAACCAAAAGAAGAAGAGTACATCAAGGGCCCCGAAAAATTCCCATTAGATCCCGGTAGATGGGGATTTTTACCCGTGCAAATACAAAAATTTCTACATGAAGCTAGCGGTGACTGTCAAATAAGCAAAACAAATACGAGCATTAAACTAAATCACCCATGTTTGTTGCGACATGGTGTTGAAATCAATAATTCGCAATCTTTTATAGCATGCGTTGCAGATGCATTATTTTTCACCAAGGGAGATGCAACTAGCAAAGATATAATCAAAAGCGATACAATAAAAAAAATGAAAAAAATCTTGATTTCAATTCTAAATTTAGATAATTTTATAACATATCAGAATGGTAACCTAGTTACCGATTTTGCAGAGCCAATGCGAGATATAAATGTATCAAAAGAAAAATATATAGCTTCGAAATTGTATTCAAAACTATCGCACACAAATCAATATGATGTTGCTTATTTCAAAAAGGTATGTTCCGCTTATGAGAATTTCATAGCGTTTTTAAAAGATGACCGTGTTTACATAGATTACACATATTTATGGGATATGATTTGCAAACCCAGTGAATATTTATTTCCTAATGGAATCAATTTGGTGATTTTGGAAATCCCAGATAACGATATCACAAATAACGTCGATCTCATATGTCCCACAAATCACTATTCGAGAGAAAATTACGAAGCAAGGAAACCTACTTTGATCCTTCTAAGGCGCGATGATTATTTCGAACCAATTTATTCTTACAGAAACACGGAAAAAGCTCTCTTTGTTGGCAAATTATTCAGTGAATTTGACCCACAACTCTCGCCAAGTATGCGTGCCGTTTTTAATAAATTAATAAAACCTTATTTTCAACGTGTATGCGCGCCTTTAAGTAGTTTACCAGATATATATAAGGCGAAACGACCGCTCGTTCTCTCGAATATCATAGAAATATTGACGAAAAAGAAGTATACCATTGTAAAACAAGTTGTTAATTATCAAAATAAAGTCATTGGCGTTATTGTAGAGAAAACACGGCGAGGCTTCATACCTTGTTATCCTAGCGCAATCAATAATGCATTTGACTATGTTTTCATGATCGATCCATCCATTTGGAGCGAATATAGTGAGACAATCGAGTTTTTATTCTCTGTTAGCAAAGATACCAAGGATGCAATTGCGTGCAAACCCGCGTTCAAAATAGTGGAAGACGAGATGATCGTGGGCATATTGACACAAACGAACCAATTTGTACAATTATCCAAACCTTTTTCTCTCGGAGATGCGCGAGATGATATACCTGTATTGGAAAATAAAAATTATATTGTTGATAAAAATAGCGACCCAATGGTTTCCATTGATGTTCCCGTTGCTACATCAAATGATGTAGATGTTGAAAGAGTCGAATATATTAAAAAAATCAAATTGGAAACTAATTTTTATAATGTTTTCAGAAATACTATACGTATTCTATTAAATGATTATGAACAAATCAAATTGCGGGAAAAGATTGAAGACGAAATAAATAAACCATATGTTATTTATAGCCAAAAATTGGAAAAAATACATGAATATTTGAAGGAACTTGTCGACGAATCTATCGTTTTTTCCGATGATTATGATTACCGCATTATTTCAGAAGTTTCAACATGTCTGGTAAATAAAACCGAAGAAAAATGCCAAGCAAAATCTCCTTTATGCGCTTTTACAAGTGCAAATAAATGCCAAATCATTTTACCGAAAAAAAACCTACTTACTGGCTCTGATAATGAATTGTTTTATTTTGGTAAAATGTCTGACGAATTAATACGCTATAGCAGGATAAAGTCTTTTATTTTAGAACCGCAATCTTATTTGTCCTTTTCCAATGTAAATTATAATTTAAATGAAGATGAAATAATAATGATTCAATCTATGCTTACACAAGAATATTTTGAAGGCTTGATTCCTGCCATTCTTAATAAATATGTGAAATACAATAGCTATGATGAAGCCGAACCAACTATACACCCAGTTTATGATAATAGTTTTACATTAGAGGAAGCAATGAATGCAAGTAACGGTGCAAATCAAGATGAATGCACAACAACTTCTAGTGATAAAATTTTCTCTCTCATTTGGCGGAAAAAGTTTCCCAAGAATTTCAAAGAAAAGGTATATTCTAAAACAAAGTATTGCACATTCAACCTTATTATTGATTTGATAAAAGAGAGAACAGGAAATACATTCGACATTAATAGTATTCGAGAAGAATTATATAATGAATATTCAAAATATGTTCCAAGATTAGAGGGACAAATTTTGGATATAATGATTGCTCAAGGCAAAAAAATATTGTGTGCGCAAATAAAAGCCAAAAAATTATCGTTTCAAAATTTGATTTTTTCGGAAAGTTATTATTTAACAACCATTGATTATTATGTCTTAGCAAACAGATTCAAAATCCCTCTCTTTTTTATTAGCGGTAAATTCTTATTTGAAACAAATTTTACAATGCACGAGTTTGCTGGTTATGGTAATGCGGGTCAAGAATTTTGTTTTGTTATTGTTCCAGGTTTAAGACCCGAAGAAGTACCTGTTTTTAAGTTAATTCAATCTTCTGATAATAAAATTTTCTTCAAATTGGAAGAAATAAAAGATAATATGGATCTTATTCAAGCATTAGAACACGAAATTACACCCGAACAATTTATTTCCTCTTTTTCAAAAACTTCTACTTATGTGTATCAAAAGAAGAAACCTAAAGTTGCATTGGAAATTGAAGAAGACGAAGGTGAAGAGAAAAAGGAAGAACCTCTTGTAGAAAAACTACCAATTGAAGCCGCCGTGATTGCTCCTAAAAAAAGAAAAACAATGAAGGAAAAAAAAGTGGTTGACAAAAGCAAAACGAAGAAAATGCCTCCAGCACCTCTTTTAGTAATGACAAGTAGCAGTGAATAATAATAATTTTACTCATCGTCTTCTTCTGATACCTGATTTATCAAACCAAGCTCCATCAATATCATTTCATTTATGATTTCAGGGCTATATCTATTGTCATCGTGATCCTCGTTTTCAACCTCGTTTTCAAGAAGATTCGAATCATTATTCTGGTTTTCAATATTATCTATATTTGGTTGTAATACAGTCTGGCTCTGATTTTCATTACCATCTTCACTAGAATACTCTGACGCTTCAGTCAAAGAATAGTCATCCTCATCATCACCATTCATAGTATTATTGTAATACAAATCGTTGGGTTTTAAGTGTGATGTTAAAAACGATTCTTTCTTTTCTTTTTCATGAAAATCGACATGTTTATCATCGAAAACAAAAATTTTTTTTGCCTTGTGTATCGATTCTACGTAAAACGGATTATGTTTTGATATATTACAAAAAGGTTTATCTAATTTCAAATATTTCTTGCCAAAATTCGGATTGAATCTGAAAAATCTATCAAATTTCAACAACAGTTTTTTCGAATATTCATGTCTTTTCTCAAAACACAAGGAATTCGTTGCAATTAAATAATAATATAAATAAGGCCTCATTATATTGCCCAATACATTTTTAGGAAAATCTGGATGTATATATATTTTCTTCTTCAAATAATTTTTTAGCATAATATCAACGTAACCGGCTACATCACGCGGTTGCAAATTATTTGCATAATCTTTTATCGCTTCTTCTCTTATATAAAAAAGATTATTTTTACTAAAATTTTCCAAATCAAAATTAGAAAGGAAAAATTTTTGTATTACTTGCGGCATGACATAATTTTTGTGTCTGATAAAAAAATAAATATTATATAATGTTGATTTATTGAAAGCAATATTTGTATATGGATTTTTACATTCCAAAGGATCAGAAAAAAAATTGGGCGAATGAATCAGTGACTTCTTTATTATTTGAATCAAGTCTGTGATGGAAAACAAATACTTGCTGCCATTTTGCGAATCATATATCGTGATAGTTGTTTTGTCTGTTGCCTCAATAGGATTCAAAAACATGTCATCTTTTATCATGGTTTCAGCCTTTTTAAATTTATAAATGTAAGCTAACCTAGAAAATGCGCCGTTTGTTCTCTGAATAGAACAAAATAAATTCAACATGTTTTCTTTAAGCTCGTTTGGAAAAAACATATTCGCATAAATAGATTTTAATAAGTGAAATTTTGAAATTTTTCTATTTTCATGCAAAACATATTCATAAAAAAAATTGTGAAAGATGTTATGGTTACGTGTTTCTTTTTCTGATTGTAAACGTAGCGCAAATTGAAATTTCGCAGTAAAATCATTTGTATAAAAAAAGGGTTCTATGTTAGGGTTCATTATTTTTTGCGCAATGAAATAAAAAGATTCCATTATATTATTATTGTTATGTATTTAATAATATTTAACAATATGTATTTAATATTATTAATAAAATTATTAATAAAATTAGTTATCAAATTAGTTATCAAAATAACAAGCTACACTATTTCTAAAATCTAAAATCTGAAATCTAAAATCTAAAATCCTGGATTGTAATCATTGTCTGTACCCAAATTACTAGAAGTGATGCTAACTACATTATTTTGAATTACCAATTTATTTGTACTACAAGAATCTTGAGGATTTTCTATTCCACCAAACATCTTTTCTATATCGGCTTGTTCATCTGTAGCCTCATACTGAGTTGTCTCTTCTAATTCACGCATCTGATCAATATCAAGTACCACTTGGAATGCACTCGTACCATAAAACCCTTCTTGGCCACACATCACGTTTGCAGATACACCTCTCATCGTATCTAATTCAGCGTGTCTTGCTGCCTTCAAGAACATTTCAGGTGTCTCTTCAAAAGATGCTTTAGCAATAGGTCCAATATTATCGTTATTGATACCATGTCGGAAAATAGATATCATTTTACTTGTGAATGTCATACGATCACACAACAAACTAAAGTGATGTGAATTAATGTATGTTCCATCAAATTCAATAACCTCTGCCAACTCATTGTAAATAGTTTGTCTAGCTGCTTCAATTCCTAAAACACCATAGACTTCAACAATATCATTGCTAATTGTTCTAGTAGGATCAATATAATCTAGCGCCAATACACTCATCATGTTTGTTCCTACTGTATCTAACACCCAAATATCGCTCTTCTTGAATATGCCACCTGTGTCAACTACATTATCCTTTATTTTTCTCATGATAACCTTATTAATACCCTTTACACCCCTTAGGACAATATTTTGTAAAAGCTGGTCCTGGAAATTCTTCAAAATGTAAATCTGATCGGATTGGTCCAAAGGATTCACCTTTTTCTTTTGACCACTTTTTGAACCATTCTGCATAATATTTGTCATGCGAATACGGAACACTAACTTATCCGAGTTGTAATCCGAAAATACACAAGCTACTTCATTTCCATAACTATTTTTAAGTGTGAAATTTACATCATCCATCGTAATATTTTTCTCCAACATCATCGTTTTATCCATAACCATTCGGATTATCCATTTTGATTTTTCATTTGTATCGTCTGCCATAGAGATATTCGCACACTCGTCTACCATATTCTCAAATGCCCGATATTGTTCCATCGTCGTTTTATCCTCCGCGATCATAGTGTTCAAATCATCAGGATCAAAACATATTTCGATTGATTCGACAATTTCTTCTAAAATAGTATGTTCTAACATATACATGATAGAGTGAGCTTTGTCCTTATCTGTTTCTTCTTCCCTCTTCAAGTAGACAGTTAGCGAAGGATTCTTCGGTTCACTCGATAATGATAAGATTTCCTCAATTCTTGGCACACCACGAGTCACGTTAGATTTTGCAGCCACACCGGCAAAATGAAATGTGTTCAGTGTCATTTGAGTCGAGACCTCGCCAATAGATTGCGCAGACAGCATGCCAACCATTTCACCTGGGGTTACAATTGCGCGTTTATATGTTAAGCTAATAGTATTGAGCAAAACAGAAAGTGCGGTCTTATTGAATCTCTTCACAAAGAGAAGTTCCTTAGGTGACAGATAATAATAATAAAGCACTTTGAACAATTCTGTCGGTGGTGCATAATGAATCTTTTCGAGATTCTCAAAAGTTTCCTCAATCATTGCAAAGGCTTCCAATGGTGTAATATCAACTAGCGAATTCGCATTGATATTTTGCTGGCCTTGGATATTGCTAATAATATAGGCAAATGCCACAGGACAATTCACAATGCTGTCACCCTTATTTTTAAACACATTTTTAATAATTTCGTCGCGTTTCTGTATCATAAAATCAGTATATTTCTTGCATTTTTCATTCATATCATGAATTTGTTTCTTAAAACGCGTTAGCGTATTTTTCAATAACATTATACTCAAACCCTTGAATTTACTTGATTCCTCGGGCATATTGAAATGCGCATAAATATCTTGAATGCTCATGCTCACAATCGGTATTAGTTGGTTTTCAACGCGTGTTGTGTCGATACCATCCTCACCATAAGCGAACTGAACAATTTTGTTCTTGTTTGTTCTTATCGTCATGTCATACTTGACGACTAAATCTTCTAGACCTTTGATAATTCTTCTCTGAATATAACCAGTGGTAGAGGTCTTGACTGCTGTATCAATGAGACCAACGCGTCCACCCATTGCATGGAAGAACAATTCTTGTGGAGACAAGCCGTTGATATAAGAACTTTCAACGAACCCGCGTGCGCCCGGGGAATCGTCGAATTTATGAAAGTGTGGTAGCGTTCTTTGGTCGAACCCATAAGGAATGCGCTTACCATCCACATTTTGTTGACCTAAGCAAGATATCATCTGTGAAATATTGAGATCGCTACCTTTGGATCCTGCATTCACCATGATAACAAATCGATTATTCTTGTCAAGACTCTTAAGGCCAATCTTACCTGCTTCAGAAGATGCTTGATTCAAAATGTTGTTGACTTGGGTTTCAAATTCTTGTTCATTGCTCTTTCCAGTATTATTTTCAAAGACGCCAATTTGTGTCTGGTCTATTAAATTTTTTACGTCTTGCTTCTTTTTCTCTATGACGTTAATAATTTCTTGATTGGTCTTACTATCTGAAATCAGATCACTAATTCCAACACTGAATGAGCTCGATTTCATGTATTCAGTAACAATATTTTGTATATCATCAATGAAATTCGACGCGGCCATATTTCCAAAATCATTGCAAGAGCGCTGGATGAGACCCTTTGTTCCAGCGCCAAGAACGTCCTTGTCTATTTGCCCGCGCAAATATTGACCATTGCGAATTTCTAAAATGTGATTCGACGTTTTGCTGTCTTCGTCGTCTTTGAATGCTTTTGTCTTGTAGCTCATTGTTAGAGGCTGCATAATTTGCGATAATAAATCAAAACTTGAAATTCTATCGCCCTTTGACATTAATTCTTGGACATTTACTTTTTGGAACATCATCAACAAATTCATCGCTTCGCGGGGCGTAAAATTGACGTGTTCTCTTGTAAAACGATAGCATCCAAGCATTGAATCCTGATAGATACCGATAATAGGTTTGTTATTTGCAGGACTAATAATTTGAAAAGGTACCGCTGCAAGATTTTTTAATTCCGCCTCGGACTCCGCGTCCTGAGGCATATGTAAATTCATTTCATCGCCATCAAACGATAACTCCTCAAGGTTTCCCAAGAGGTCGGAGTACACCTTGTGCCTTATCAGGTTGATTAGACCATCATATAAGACCCGCAACCGTCTACTCTCTGAACCTTACCCATACTCTTATCATAACGAGCTTAGGGTCTTGGCTGCTGATTATCCAATTCTTCACATTATTACCATTGGGTTCGGCTATTAACCGAGTTCCCCCAAAATGTTTCCATCTTGGGGTGGTAGTGAAGGCTCTAAGGAACTTCCAGCAATTTGGTCGCGTTGCCGTTTTTTACTCACTTCTTTTAATAATGTTATAAATTTCAGTGCTCTTTGTTTAGTTTCACTTAAACTACAGATTGAAGATTTGAACTCTATGACTTTTTTATTTATTCTTAAATACCAACCAACTTGCATACTATTTTTTATTCTTGGGGTAATGTACTTATGAAAATTAGCTTCATCTTCGTCGAATACAAAATTCTCAAATTTTTTAATATGTCTTTTATAATGTGTATCAATATTACCTTCTGAAATTTTTTTCCTCATTTCAATTGAAGGTAATAAAGAATTGCAACTTTTATTTATATTATATCCATTAGGAACAAGCGAATTATTGTTTTTTATTTCATCCGTCTCTATTTTATTTGCTTCCTCTATACTACATGTATGAAGTAACTCAATGATGAAATTTTCTTTACCATAAGATTTAATTGCATTGTTTAAAGCATTGCAATGATATTTTTGCTTTGGCCTAGATTCTTTTATATGTTCTTTAAACCTGCCTTCCATTCCTTTTGGATAATATCTACCATTATTTTTTCTATGAGAAATTGCTTGTCCGATGTATGCTTTTTGATTAATTTTATTTCTAATTTTATAAATTTCAACCCATCTAAGAGTTTCATCGTTTATTATTTTGTTCTTCAATCCTAAATCATAATTATTTTTAAATTCCATTATGTATTATATTATAAGAGCACTTTATTTTTATATTAAATTCAAAAGTGAGTTAACGACTAGGGAGTTTCACGCTTTTCACGCTCCCTGTTGCGGACAATGATGGCTTGTGACTTATATTGTCACGAATTGTCTATCCGCATTGTATGGTTTTGTGTCAGCAACATTCATGCGAAATGTATCACCACGTTTCATGATTTTCGCAATATGACACATCATACTCATTCTATGAAGAGTCGGTTGGCGATTGAAAAGGATCGGATCACCATCCATCATATGACGATGAACAATGTCCCCTTCCTCAAGTACAATCGATTTCCTATCTACATATCTCAAGGTGATAGATTCACCATTTTTCTTCTCCAAAATTTTAGCACCAGGCCACTCTTCAGGCCCATTCAATACCAGTTTTGTCAGAAACGCCTTGTTGATCCCATTGACAACTACAGGCTTGGTAATGTTCTTCGCAATTTTCATAGGAATACCCAAATCACGAATAGAGATGTTCGGATCCGCAGTAATGACTGAACGCGCACTAAAATCTACACGTTTTGCCATCAAATTCCCTCTCATACGCCCACCCTTACCATTCAAGCGATCCTTGATTGACTTCAAAGGACGGCCAGAACGCTGCGCAACAGACGCGACACCAGGAATCTTATTATCTACCTGCGTCGCTACATAATACTGTAATACCGTAGTCCAGTCATCAATCACATTCGCCGGAGAGTTGTTCTGAATCTTTTCTTGCAACGTTTTATTCGTTTTGATAATATTCACCAAGATATGACTCAAATCATCCTCACTGCGCTGTTGCGCATCATGCTTTACCGAAGGTCTCACTGCCGGAGGCGGGACAGCCATTACTTGGCAAATCATCCAATCAGGGCGCGACCAAATTGGGCTAAACCCCATAAAAGAAACATCTTCGTCAGAAATTCTCTTAAATATCTTGAGAACCATCTCAGGAACCAATTTTATAACAATGTTTTCGTTCCCGCCATCTCCATCGTCGCTTTCATTCTTCCATTCGGCAAAGATCGTGGCAAGCCCTTCCTTCCTAATTTTATTTGGTTGCAAACAACCGCAACCGTCCTCGGTATCTTCGCCGCAACGTTTTATCTTGCTAGCCAAAGAAAACACATATTTCCATCTCGCATCGCCAATAATTTTCAACGCCTGCTTGTATTTCTCTTTACTTATCAAAAGCTTACTACATTTAAAGCAAACACATCGCAAGATTTTTTGTATTGTGCTCAAATACTGAATGTAAAATACAGGCCGCGCCAGGTCAATATGACCAAAATATCCAGGTGTCTGCATATAATCCAAACCATCCGTAGGACAAATTAGCCCCGGCTCAAGCACACCCATTCTCGGATCAAACAGACCGCCAATGACTGGTTTATTATTTATATAGGTATCGCGACTAGTAATCTCAGCAACGGATCCTTTACGTATTTCATCAGGAGATAAAATACTGAATTGAATCCCAATAATTTTAGAGGGATTACTTGTTTTGAAACTGCTGTTTTTTGACATCTCCTTATATTACTACAATAATATTTAGATTGTTTTGAAATCAATTTTTTTATATTATTTTACCCAAGTTGATTAAAATAAGAAATTCTCATTTTATCATATTTTATTTTCTTATTTTTCTATTTCCTATTTCCTATTTTCCTATTTTCCTATTTCCAAATAAATAAAAATTGATTTCAATATAAAATGAAAAATAATAGATACATATCACAAGAATGGCTCGTGACGCACAAACTAAATGTTCCAAGAAGGATACTAAGCGCTCCAAGAAATCCGAGGAGTTGGCTAAGAAAAAGAAGCGCAACCAAGATTCTGACGACGATAATAATAGTTCAATGAACAGCGAGGACGAAGATGAGATGGATGTTCACGAATACAGAAAGTTTTTGAAGAAAATTTTCCCCTCTAAACATTTAGACAAAAAAATAGAGGCGGGAGAAAAGTTAAAGTCTTCTATGAAAAAGCAGGATTTGATGGATGATTCTGAAGAGGAAGAAGACGATGAAGAAGAAGAAATTGTTCAAAGACGTTCTAAAAGAAATCCCAGAAAAAAGCCTAGTAATAAAAAGAAGGCGCGTCAGGAAGAGGACGACGACGATGACGCAAGCGATGAAAGTGAAGAAGAAGTTATTACAAAGAAATCAAGAAAAAGCAAGAAAACTGTATCAAAAAAGAAGGTTGTTGTAGAGGAGGATTCCGATGATGAAGAGGATGAAGATGTTTGGGAAACCGACGACGACGACGAGGAAGAGGATGCTGATGATGGCGTGGGGGTGAAAAAATCCAACAAATTCAATATTATCTTTACTATTGGTGGAAAGGGCGAAGACGAATATGAAGACGAATGGGGCGACGATGACGACGAGTGGGAAGATGACGATGACGATGATGAAACAGAGGATGAAAATGAATCTGTCTCATCCGATTCTGAAAGCGATGAAGAGGATGAGGAAGAGGATGAGGAAGATGAAAAACTGCTAAAAAAGAAGCGAACGCGATCCCAAACCAAAAAGGAAAAGCTTACTGACGTTGAAAACCCTAAAAAGGGTGCTGCAAAAGAAGACAATCCAGAAGAAGTTCTCGCACAATTGAAGGAAATTTATGAAAAAACCAACTCCCCTACAACTCTAGATTGCATTAAAATGTGCGAGGAAAAGATTGCTGCAGCTAATGCAAAAAAGGAAAAGAAGAGCAAAAAGCAAAAGGCGAAGAATTGTAGAATCTTCAAAAAGATCATCAAGGATAAAAATACAATGAATGATTCCACATTTTTTGAAAAGCTCGAAATTGAACAACAGAAGAAGATCTTGACAGAAATTCGCGAAATCAATAAAATCACAAGGATTGAAAAACCTTACCGGATGACGCTTTTGGAATCCAATATGCCTGCACATTTTAAGGCAGAAGCGATCAAGAAAATCAATTCACTGCGCTATATGGAACCCGGATCTGGTGAATATTACAAGATAAAGAACTGGGTTGATACTTTTATGCGCATTCCTTTTGGTAAAACGGAGACGCTACCTGTTCACATTTCACACGGAGTTGAGCAATGCCATGAATTTATGGAACAAGCCAAAAATACTTTAGATGCTGCGGTGTATGGTCTGAATGATGCAAAAATGCAAATTATGCAAATGATGGGCCAGCTGATTACAAATCCCGATGCGATTGGCACAGCTATCGCTATTCAAGGACCACCTGGTACTGGTAAGACGTCTCTAGTAAAGGAAGGCATAAGTAAGATTTTAAATAGACCTTTTGCTTTCATTGCGCTTGGTGGTGCTACTGATAGCAGTTTCTTAGAGGGTCATTCGTACACCTACGAAGGGAGCACTTGGGGTAAAATTGTACAAATCCTGATTGACAGTAAGGTAATGAATCCAGTCATCTATTTTGATGAGTTGGACAAGATAAGTGATACGCCCAAGGGCGAAGAGATTGCTGGGATTTTGACGCATTTGACAGACACCTCTCAAAACAATCAATTTCACGATAAATACTTTGCGGAGATCGATTTTGACCTGAGCAAGTGTCTCTTTATATTCAGTTACAATGACGAAAGCAAGATCAATCCCATCTTGCGCGACAGAATGTACAAGATTCATACCAAGGGATATGAACGAAATCAAAAGACGATTATTTGCAACAAGTACCTTTTGCCGAGGATTAGGGAACAAGTTAAATTTGATGAGGGCGAAATCATTATTCCCGATGAAACCATTGGCTACATTATTGAGACACATTGCAAGAAGGAGGATGGTGTTAGAAATATGAAGCGCTGCCTTGAAATTATTCATACGAAACTAAATTTGTACAGACTTATGAAGCCTGGATCTAATCTATTCGAAGAGGACATGTCGCTTCAGGTAGAATTCCCGCTTACGATTACACCAGCGGTAGTTGATAAATTGATTAAGAGACCTGAAATTAACATGTCTTACCAGAGTATGTACCTCTAAATCAGGGAACCCATGGTTCCCCGAACCCCTCCTTTGCAATTGTATCTTTTGCTAAAAATTGCAAAAAAAAAATGATATAAACGTATAAACGTATAAATTAATACTATTCATAGCGCACATGAAGAAATTTTTACTAGAAAAAATAAACTCCACAGATGAAACCAAATTTTTTTCTCATGATAATAAATTGTGTGATCATGAGATTGTAAGAGACTTAATTGATTTAACTCCGGATACAAGTAAGGTGATATATTATTGTGAAAAATGCATGCAAGATTTTACTAATGTCAAAAAGACCAATTGAACATATACAAATGCAAATACATTTTATTTTTATTAATACAGAATTTTCTCTCTCTTATTATTCCATATGTTAAAGCTATCAAGAGCATTATCTGATTCTATTCTTTCTAATGTAACACTTTTCTCTGAATTATCTTTATTCAATTCATCATAAATGTATGCATCATCAAAGCCAATATTCTTAGCATCATCGCGCGTATTACTATAATATACGTGTTTAATTCTTGCCCAATAAATTGCTGATAAGCACATAGGACAAGGTTCACAACTGGTAAATAATTTACAATTAGATAACTCAAATGTATTCATTTTTTTACAAGCACCACGAATAGCTACAATCTCTGCATGAGCTGTTGGGTCATTCTCTTCTGTGACTTTATTATTCCCTTCAAAGACAATATTATTACTCATATCAGTAATGATACAACCAAACGGCCCACATCCATTATTCACGCTTTCTTTTGATATGTCGCAAGCCTTTTTCATTAAAAAACTTTCGTCTAAAGTTGTCATTATAAAAATATATATAAATAGTATTTGAAAAGAAAAATACTATTTAAACCTATAAACCTAAAATGTTTGTATTATAACTGGTAACTAATAAGCACGGATTTTATCGACATTATGATTACAAATTATTTTTTGTAATAGGAGGTGCAGGAATCACCGATGGGGATGAAGGTGCAGGGCAAGGAATAAATCCATTAGGATTATGCGTATAATTGCTATATTGTCCGAGCGTCATGTAACAAGGAAAGCAAGAGTTTGTTGTACAAATTGTAGCTAATCTGTTTTTAGCTCTGCGATTAGCAATAGAACTTGCCCCGACGCCACCTTGCCCTGGAGAATATTTGTTATATATGTATTGGGGGGTATTACACGTCGTGTTTCCACCCGCATTAAATTTTGTGCTTCGGCGACCACCAACACCTACATTTTTTTTGTATAAAAATCCAGGAAAATCGGTTCCCTTGCCATACCAAAACTGTCCATATGAATTACTTCCTGTTCTAAATCTTTTTCCACTAAACATTATAATATAGATATAATTATATTTTATATTATATTTTAGTATTCAGAATAAGGCACATTATTGCCTCCGCGAGTAATTAAATAGTTATACTGGTCCACGGTCATGCAAGCACAACCACTGCTGTTAGAATATGCATTGGGGCAGCATTCTGGTTTGAATGGTGTAGTTTCGAACATGTTTAGTTCGCCTTCAGGAAGGGGAACCGGTTGTTGCTCACGATTCAAGATATTTTGCACGCCTTGATCCAATGGTTTACCTGCAACTACTTCTAAAGTGGGTTGCCCCCAAGTTGACGTAGGCATAATAACACCATTGTAACTACCTAAAGAATACGAGGAAGATTCTCCGTCATTGATTGCACCAGAAAATCCTTCTTTTCCACCTTTTCCACCTTTTACTTCTTTCTTATGTTTTTTATCGTAGGATCCAACAAAAGTTTCCATTAAAGGGAATTTTGAGCATGAACACAATAAATGGCCACTCAAAACTAACCAAACAATAACAATCAATATCAATATTTCAACTCTAAATTTATATCCGAAAAGCGTGATTTCCATTATTATACATATTTCATAGATAATAATTTTTTAACGACATTAATGTTTTCTTTGTTTTCTTAAACATTCGCAAAATCTATGCATGAATTATAATCATTTATTATCAAATCGCCCAATTTGAATGTACCCTTATCTGTTACCAAATGATATAATTTTGTCGCCGGGTTCTTTCTAGTTGTTTTGTAAACACTGTTTACTTCAAAAATAGAAGTTTGTCCTAAATTTTCATCAATAAAATGAATATTTGGACCACCCACAAAATATTTATTTGGGCCTAAATTGACTACTACCTGTTCTTTTACGTTTTTTCCGTCAATTGCTACGATAGCATATACTCTTTCCCCATTTTCTAAAATATCGTCGATTCGTACTTCTTTTATTCTCTTGATCGTCCGATTTTTCAATCGTATTATAGTATTCTCATAAAATCCACCATCTAAATATTTGTGTATCTCTTCATTCTGTATTTCCTCTGATTTCGCGTTAGGTTCTGATGCGTAATATTTCTGACAAATAAACTCCTTCTTTTTAAGCAAACTTTCATCATAAATTTCATCCCAATCGGTAAATACTATATCATTTATGATTATGGTTTTTTCCGTCGTATTCAAACAAAACACATATGGTTTTTTATAATTTTTGATTTTTTTGCTCATTGGATGCTCGGATACTGGAATCCATGCGTTCTCACATTTTACGACATGACACCCGCTTACAAGGACATCATTCAAATTATACATATCCAAATCACTTGCGTCTACTGTCATTTTGCCGGTTACAATGCTGCCGCCAGCTAAAACGTCACCAATAATTATGTTTGAAATGTCTACTTTCTCTCCATTATCTAATTCTATTTGTGTATTTTTATCAAAACACTTTAATTGTGGCACAGCTGTAGTATGTATACCTAAAACTTGCGTTAAAAACACGACAATGATTGTCAATGGTATTGCAATTGCCAAGAAAATCGCTGAATTTGCCGCGGCAAAGGGCCACGTAAAAGGAACAATCCAAAGTACAACAATGATCGAGACTAAAACTAATAAAATAATTACAATGAACTCAACAATTGCACCCAATAAACTTTTAAGTGCATAGTACCCACTTAAACTAGTATAAAGACCGGCGGTTAAAATGCCTTGGATTTTCCCCATTGCATCTTTCATTCCAATTATGATTTGTTGCAATGGCGTCATTATATTCAGAAATCTACCCATTATTTCTTTCGCAACATCGCCCATGCTGTTTCGAACATTATTTATCATTTCACGAGAGCTTTGGATATTCTTCATGAGCCCTAAATACAAATTTTGCAAAAGAGTGGTTGTGTATGTCAATGGCTGTACTGCATCCCCGGTTATAGACTTTAATATATTTTGAATGCAATAAGTGAAATTTTCTTGAGTAAACTCGCTAATGGTTTTGCCATCAGGTTTATTAATAAAACCAGCAAAAGGCATTACGCTTGGTTTGCACCTTTGATTAACCCAATCATCTTTTATAGGTTGTACATTCAACATAATTGCGCAATAAGAATAAACCAAGAATACAATGAGAGTCAAAATAATAAATAGCAAAACCTGACCACCATATTGATCTAAATAAGTCAAATTTTCATACATTTTTTTTATTTTATTTGAGCTTTGTTGAATATTATCCATATATAGTGATTGGATAATATTCTAATTTTTTCTTCCTATACACAATTTACTCGAAGAAAATTTCACTCTTCTTCATCCTTTTTCTAAAATCAGAGAGTTTTATTATATAATCTTCCCAATCCCAGAAAATTTCCTTTCCTATTTTCATTGTATGTGTGTTTGTTATCAGGCAACTAAAAAATTTCGGATTTCGCACTTCTTTTCTCTCTAGAATAGCCGCAGGATGATCTTCAACATATATAAATTTACCACTATTATTATCTAAAATCAAATGAGATCCTGTTACATATATGGGTTCGCCATTCACTCCTGATTCATTCAAACAATACAGTTTTTCTTTGCCGTCATTATGTATTTTCATTACCGCATTAACAATGCTTCCGTCCTCTAATACATCTCCCAAATTCACATCTTGCATTTCAACAATACGCCCATCTTTTAATTGTAACAACGTTGATGGGTCAAAGCAGTGACCAAGTGCTTTGACAAGTTGACCAGGGGGACCATTCCAGGTGCTTTGCATGGTTTTCATACTTCCGTCCATTACGTACATCATGGTAACCATTGTTCCTATTTGTTTTCCAACTAAATCCTTTATTCCAATGGTAATCTTTTGAAATTCAGTAACTAAATTCAAGAAAACACCAAAAACACTTTGGATAATAGATGTCATGAATGTTCGTATTTTGTTGAACATCTCTCTAACATCATTTACTGCAACCATAATATCACCTCCTAAAGATCCCAATAGTGTAGTAACATATGTTAGAGGTTGCAATAAATATCCCATGAAGCTAGATTGCATATTTTGAACACAATAGACGAAATTTTCTTGCATATTACTTGCTAATGGCATATACATTGGATTGCAACGGTAAATAGGCCAATTATCTTGAATTTCTTTTAATGAAATAAAATAATAAATAGATACGATTTGAATTATAAATATGGCTTGCACATATATGAAATGAAACCAATTTTTTCCAGTAGGCATTATATTATTATATTATTATATAATTCTTTGTCTAGTTTAGACTTTTCTATTTTCTAGATTTATGGTGTTTTCTAGACTTTCTTGATTTTGATTTTGATTTTGATTTTGATTTTGCTCCACTTTTTTTAAAAGTGGATTTTTTAAAAGTGGATTTTTTAAAAGTGGAACCACCACTATAGCATCCCCATAACAAATTCTTTGTTTTTCTTGTACGGTATCCTCCTTTAGTAATAGCAGCATTTCCATCAAAAGCCGCATTTGCTGCCCCTTGATTACTTATTGCAGCCAAATTTTTCATATTATCATTTACAGATGGGTAGGATTTGTCACTATATAGCATAGTTGCTTGAGGAACTGGTACAGCGGTTTGTCCACCCCTGTATTTACGTCTTCTGTGTTTACCACCAGATAATTTACTCAATTTTGCTGTCGCAGCTTGATTTGCTGTAAAACTATGTAATGCTGCTTGTTGTGGGCTTCCAGTTGTTGCATTTACTTGCATAGCAGGATATGCATTTGTTGATGGATTAGTAGAAAGGCCGGATACAGTCATATAATATAATATAAGAAGATATAAAACGTTTAAAAATAAAAAATATACAATTCTATAATATTATGGATAATACAATTATGGACGAAAGGTCGCGCCTTCAATTGCAAAAAATGATTCAAGCGAACAATGTTGAAGACCAAACGCAACTAATCCGCGATTTAAAGCATAGCCACATTCTTAAAAACGATATCAATAATTTGATTTTGTTAAAAGCTAAATATCGCGATGACCCGGATCAATTACTTTTAGAATCAATGAGCGAATGCAATTTTTTATTCACCTACTACACCGATATTTACAACAAAATTAAGAAGGATGAAATTGACCTCAATATTTTGAATAAATTTCTCGATGTCTTGCGAAATATCGAGGATGGAAAATTGGATCAACATGAAGGATCCTTTGCTGTTGGTACTCTTTTAAAGGAACTATATATTGATAGTGCTCTCAAAAAATCGGAAAAATTGGATAAAGAGCACGAGAATGACAACCAACGTGTGGAATATAGAGAACCTATAAAAATCAGTTGGAAGGAATTCAAATCTATATCTAACTCTACATCTAAACGCTAGAACTTAAAAAAAATAACTTAAACATGTTTTAGATATTACTATGATTATATATATATATATTTGATAGAGATTATGAAAATTGAACTTTTTAATAACAAACTAGTTCTTTTAAAAAAAAATAAAATGAAGATTAACATTGATATTGGTAATATAATCAAATATACAGGGCATTTTTACGATAATACTTCAACATTCGCGAATTTAAAATATGTAAGAACACTATTTATTGGTGTCGTTGAAAATTATAGATATAATTGCGAGGAGGGATATACCGGGATCTATGTGAAACCCCTTTATGTATGGAACATAAATGATCTTGGATGGAACAAAATCATTAATTATAAGCAACCAAGAGAGAAATATTTTTTATATCCCCATTTATTACATTTACCTGAATTTTATTACCATTTTCAACCACTTCATTATTTACATACTTGCATTAATGTTTATTTAAAAGATTATGATGATATCATCGTTAGAACTATAGAATTAGAGCATTCTTTTGAAAATGCCTCATATGATTATCCTGCTTTAAAAAGAAGGAAAGATGTAATTCGTGAAGAATTAATACGTGTTGCGTTGCACCCATCGCGCATTGCAAAATGGTTGGAAGCTGGCTATTTTGACGACGCCTATTGATTGAAAGATATTCAAAAAAATATTATTTTTATCAAAATATAATGTAAACATGTTGGCAACTATAATTATTTTTGTAATAGTTATTGCTGTTATTCTTGGTTTTTTGGCACCGGCTTTAGGAGGTATGTCGGGTGGTGGATGGAGAGGGAAAGGTGGTCAAATATCACCAGAATCTAAGCACCTCGTTATGGCTGTTGGTATTCCCGCAGTGATAGTGATCGGAATAATAATTTTTGCTGTTCTAAAACCGAATCCAACGGCGCAAGCCCTGACTCATGCCTAAACGAAAAAAGAGCTTAAATATATTGTACTATATAATGTAGAATATATTTTTACGATGCCAAAAAAATATGTAAATAACAAACCATCTATTACGCTTGTTATTGTTGAATCTCCTGCAAAATGTAAAAAAATAGAAGAATATCTTGGGCCTTGTTATAAATGCGTCGCTAGTTTTGGTCATTTGAGAGAGTTGTCTTCACTCAAAAACATAGATATTCACAATAATTTTCAACCAACATACACAAATATCCAAGAACCAATCAAAACAAAACGTATAATGCAACTTCGCGAAGAAATAGCTACATCAAGTGAGGTAATACTAGCAACTGATGATGATCGCGAAGGTGAAGCTATTGCCTGGCATATTTGTATGCTTTTCAATTTAAGCGTAGAGAAAACAAAGCGCATTGTTTTCCACGAAATTACAGAGACCGCTATTCAAACTGCAATAAGAAACCCGAGAACAATTGATATGAATATAGTACATGCTCAACAAGCAAGACAAATTCTCGATTTACTTGTTGGTTTCAAGATCTCTCCCATTTTGTGGAATTATGTGGCAAAAAATGTTGACAATAGCCTTTCTGCAGGGCGCTGTCAAACACCCGCGCTGCGTTTAATTTACGATAATCAAAAAGAAATTGATTCACACCCAGGTGTTAAAAAATATAATACGACTGGATATTTTACAAATCAATGCATTCCCTTTGATCTCTCAAAAAAGTACAATGACGAAGATGAATTAATCGACTTTTTAGAAAAATCCACAGATTTCAAACACGCATATTCGTGCACAAAACCAGTAAAGGTATTTAAAGCGCAACCGGAACCTTTTACAACTTCAAGATTGCAGCAGGCATCAAACAATGAGTTGCATATCTCTCCGAAAGAAACAATGAAAATATGTCAGACTCTCTATGAAGGTGGGTATATTACGTATATGAGAACGGATAGTAAGAAGTACTGCGCGGGTTTTATTGATGAAACCAAAAAATATATTAAAACACACTATAACGAAAATTATGTGAATGCGAATATTACGGATTTAATTACTGGAGCGAATCAAGAACCAAGTGTTGCGCTTGAAAAGAAAAAAAAATCAACGAAAGCAACGAAAGCACCACTCGCGGAAAAACCGCCACCCCAAGAGGCACATGAAGCGATAAGGCCAACAAATATTCATTTAAAAGATCTTCCCGAAAAAATGGAAGCGAGAGAAAAGCGACTTTACAAACTAATCTGGGAAAATACCCTAGAGAGTTGCATGGAAAAGGCCAGTTTTAATACAATAACGGCAACCATTACCGCCGTTTGCGATAATAAATATTCGTATACTAGTGAAAATATTGATTTTCCTGGCTGGAAAATTGTGAAAAAGAAATACGAGGTCGATAACAAAGAATATCACTATTTGCAAACCATAAAGCAAAACTATGAAATTCCTTATAAAAAGATTCAGTGTAAATTGACTTTGTCAGATACTAAAATGCATTATACGGAAGCAAAACTTGTGCAAATATTAGAAGAAAATGGAATTGGTCGCCCTTCTACATTTGCCATGCTTGTAGATAAAATACAAGATCGCGGTTATGTAAAGCGGCAAGATGTACCTGGCATAAAAATAAAATGCAAAGACTATGAAATGGAAAATGACGAGATTTACGAAATAGAAACAGACCGCGACTTTTGCAATGAAAAAAACAAATTAGTTCTTCAACAAGTTGGCACAATTGTTTCCCAATTTTTAGACAAGCATTTTCAAAGTATTTTCAATTATGATTACACAAAAGAAATGGAGAATGCTCTCGACCAAATCGCAAAAGGAGAGAAAGTCTGGCATACAATTTGTGCAGAATGTCTGACCCAAATAGATATTTTGATAAATCAACTTAAAGAAACCGGAGAGAAAAAGCATGAAATAAAAATAGATGAACAGCATGTATACACAATAGGTAAGCATGGGCCTGTCATTAAATGTTTGCCTGATCCAGATAAAGAAGGTGACAAGATTTCCTTTAAGCCGGTTAAAAAAGATATTGATTTACAGAAATTGGAAGCGGGTGAATATGTGATAGATGACATTGTTTCCACAGAGGTTAGAAAATCAAGCGATCGCATATTGGGGCAACATAATGGCGAAGATTTTATGTTGAAAAATGGGAAATTTGGTCTTTATGTTACATGGGGTAAAAATACGAAATCTCTGAAATGCTTTGGGAATCGTCCTATTGAAAATATCTCGTTTGAAGATATTGTCAAAATATTAGAAAAAGAAAATGATATTGTGAGAGAAGTATCGCCGACTATTAGCATTCGAAATGGTAAATATGGCGCGTATATTTTTTATAAAACAAGTAAAATGAAAAGGCCGCAATTTTATCAGTTGAACGGGTTTTCGAATGACATTCAAATTTGTAACGTGAATACGATTAAAGAGTGGATAGAGGAAAAATATAAGATACACTAAGTACAACTTTTTAGAAAAAGTTGTACAAAATATCATGAGAAATTTTAGAAAAAAGAACTAAATGTAAAGATAACGATTTTGCGCAACTTTTTCTAAAAGTTGCATTAAATAAGCGTTAAATTGTATCCTAATTTTTTTTGCGGCGTAAATAATGTAAATTGCAAACAAAAACTAAAGGATTGAGAATCAAAGTTTACAGGTGTACCATCATGATACCTGATTTTTATTTTTAGACGTCGGATTCTCTCTGCAGGCGGGTCAAAAATCTTATAGGCTTCCTTTTCTGTATCAAACCATTGAGTGTTTGCAAATGTAGGAACAGCTATTTTTGCAAATGCTGAATTAACTTTTCCATTGGTTTCATTTGTTATACAAGTGAAGGTAGAAGCATTGAAAGGATATGTTTCATCAATGTTATTTAGTAAACTAATATCTAAATAAAAATAAGCCTCGCCTAATAAATTTACCTTTTGTGGCGCCTCTACAAAATGCACTTTACAACCAGGAAGATTGGGGTTTGGGGTCAACCATTTCCCACCATCGCCAGGTTTCACATCACCATAATAAAAATAAACAGCGTCTTCATTACATGAAATCGAAAATTCTGGACAGCGAGTCAACCCTAAAAAAAAGGGTAGACCCCAATTAGAAAAACTTGGAACTCTAGGCTGTTTACAACATGTTACTTCGGTATAAAATTCTTCATTCATTGCTGTGTTGTAAGTCAAAAGAAATTCACTACTTCTATTACCAAACCATATTTTTTGGGACACATCATTATAAACAATAACAAAATCTGTATACCCTCCTTGATTCATAAACTCATCTAAATACGCCTTATCTATAGTATCAATAATATAATCAGTTACAGATTTATTGAATCTATTTGTTAACTCTGTAACCATTTGCGTTGGATTATACGCTCCTGATTCAATTGTAACAAAAAAATCTTGTCCAAAGTTACTATTTAATGCTACAAAGATAGCGTTTTGTAATCCATTAAAAATAGAATTTGGTAATTCACCTGGATTATACGGTAACAATTGAAAATTAATTGTTATATTTTTGTTTTGTAAACTAAATACGTTATAATTATTTGGAAATTTCCATGAAGATAATGTAACATTACGAACATTTAAATAATCTTGTGGTAATTCAATTTCAAAATCGCTAGCGGATGGATATTTTATTATATCTCTATCCTCTGAATGAATGGATACTATTTTTTTGTAAACTAGATATTCTTGAGAATTAGGAATTAAAGGATGATTCGTTGATGTATTAAACCTGCTCATATAGTAATAATTTAGAAGTTTTTATTTTATTTACTTTTATATACTTTTTTATACTTTTTTATACTTTTAGAAAAAATATAGCAAAATTGTACTTTCATACTTTTAGAAAAAATATAGCAAAATTGTAGTTTTACACTTTTAGAAAGTATATCAAAATACCAGAAGACAATACTATATAACAAAAAAATATATTATACCAATATTATAAAATGCCTAACACAGAAGACGAAGTATTCAAAATTATATATAGCGGCTTAATATTCGTCGGTACAATATTATCTATTATTGCGCTATCTATTAATAGTACTTCAAATGCAAATATTTCGATTTCTTCGTATACATTTATAAGTTCAGGTATCATTCTTATCATTGGATTTTTAATCACAAAAATATTAAATCGCCCAGATCCAAATAGAACAAGCTTCTTTTTCACATTTTTTACTAATGTTGGGCCTTTCCTTCTTTTGATTGGTATATTAGCATTTACTTTATATTTAATCATAACATTTAAAGATAAAATTAACAGCGGCCACGTGAGCAATGGATATGCATTATTTAGCAAACTCACTATCGCATTCATTTTGATGCAATTGTATATTACATACAATGGTATGCAATCTTCTAATTTCAAAGAAACGGGAACCCTTTCGAAAATGTATAGTAGTTTTGCTTATTTAGTTGGCGTGATTAACGTTTGTATCGTTTTGATTTTAGCATCCATTTTAAAATACTTTTCTACGGATGGTTGATTTTTGAAAATTTATATGTGACACCATAATTGGTATCAGTTTCCCACACACCCGATATTTTTAATAAAAAAGTGTTCGTCGCTGTTTTTGGATTTATTTCTGAAAAAATCTTTATATTTCCATTCTTCAATTGCTCATATATTTTATTTTGAGGCATCTTATTTTTAATATTAATTTTTTTTAATAAATTGTCTTCAATCATTTTTACACGTTCAATCATTTCTTTATGCCCATTTGAATTAAATATGCATTTGTATTTATTGTAGTATTTTTCAACATAAATATCATTCAAACGTATTAATAAATATACACCATTCAGCGTAAATGTAGAAGTTGAGTATAATATTCTTATAAAATTACCATCATCCATCACATTATTTTTTATTGGATCGCAAAAATATATACAATTATCATTGTACTGGTCTAATGTTTTAACAATATTCATATGTCGGTTGTTATAACATTCAATCATGTTTTTAAGTTTGTACCAAGATTTATATATATCCACCTTTTCCACCTTTGAGAATGCCGCGTTAAACAGATATAAATAAAAAACGTCTATTAAACTAATACACAGAGAAAAATATGAAATTTCATGAGACTCACTTTGAAGAATATATATTAACAAGTCAAAAAGAAAATTTGCATCCAAAATTAGAGAAATTTTTCAATAAATTCCCAGCCGCCATTCAAAAACTTAAAAACCTGATTTTTTATGGGCCTGCTGGTATCGGTAAGTACACACAAATGCTGCGCTCTATCAAAAAATACAGTCCTACTGACCTCAAATATGAAAAAAAGATAAGTATAACCTACAATAAACAGCAATATTTTTTCAAGATTAGCGATATACATTATGAGATTGATATGTCTCTCTTGGGTTGCAATTCAAAACTCCTCTGGCATGAAATTTATCAACAAATTATTGATATTATTTCCGCAAAAATGGAGAAATCTGGCATCATAGTTTGCAAATATTTCAATGATATTCACAATGAATTATTAGAAAATTTTTATAGTTACATGCAACAGAACACCACGAGCCCAATAGATTTGAAGTTTATTTTACTTACTGAAGAAATAAGTTTTATACCAGATAATGTTTTAAATTGCTGTGAAATAATACATATTCCTAGGCCTTCAAAAACCGCATATAACAAATGTTTGAAACAAAAATTAATCCCGAAAATACAAGTTAATACTATTACAAATATAAAAAATCTTCATGAACCGAGTGATCTAGTGGTTTTACAAAACTATAAAATAATTTGTGATAAAATCATAGACTGTATCAAAAATGTAAATCATTTAAAATTTTTAAAGTTCAGAGATATGTTGTATGATATTTTAATATACAACCTAGACATTACTCATTGTATCTGGTACATTCTATCTACGCTAATAAAAGAAGGAAAAATAAAACCTAACAACTTGTCTGATATTTTAATCAAAACATACACTTTCTTTCAATATTATAATAACAACTACAGACCAATATATCATTTGGAAAATTACTTTTTCTTTTTAACAATAATTATTAGTAATTTTACATAGTAACATAGTGAAATGTTTATATTTTACATAAATTAAAATATAAATATGTAACTAGATCATATTTTAAATAAAATATGGATTATAAAATAGCATTAGAGACATTAGATATAGATTTATCAAAAGCTCAATGGCGTGGTAATCATTTGAGTTTGGAATACTTAAAAAAACGTTATCACAAAATGGCACTCAAATATCATCCAGATAAAAATGGGAATAGTTTAGAAGCAAAGGAAAAATTTCAAGAAATCAATGATGCCTATGAATTTTTAAAGAGAGAAATAAGTATATCCGAAAAAGATAACGATAATTGCGAATTTGATGATAAAGAGAATGAAGGAAATCAAACAAATTCGTCATACGATAGCATATTAAAAACTTTTATATTTGGAATGATGAAAGGCGACTATAATGACATCATTTCCTCAATCATTGGCGATGTCGTTTCTGGTTGTAAAAAGATAACTCTGAAACTGTTTGAAGACCTAAGTAAAGAACGAGCTATGGAAGTCTACGGTTTTATCTCCAAATATAAAAACATCCTTCATATTAGTAGTGATACGATTGCAACCGTGAGAGAAATAGTATTAGAAAAATGCAAGGAAGATTGCGTTTATATATTGAACCCCAGTATAGACGATTTATTAGAGAATAATATATACAAATTAGAGCTTAACAACACACTGTATTTTGTTCCATTATGGCATGATGAACTCTATTTTGATGGTGCAGGCACCGGGTCTGATATTATTGTAAAATGCATTCCCGAATTACCGGATCATATTTCAATTGATGAGAATAATAATCTTATTGTAGATATAGATATACCTTTATCCGTTTCTCTCTTCGAGTCTACTTGTTATACCTTTCAAATAGGTAAAAGGTCGTGCGTTATACAATTAAACGACCTTAAAATGCAAAGGGTTCAATATATTTGTATGAAACACGAAGGAATATCAGAAATAAATGAGAAAGACATGTATAATATTTCCAAAAAATCTGATATTCACATTAAAATTACTTTTGTTTAATTTTTTCAAAATATAGTATTATTACACCAGAATACTATATTTTTATTTTTATTTTGTGCGCTTTGCCCGCCCCCTACACTACCCAACCCGTCTTTAAGCCCTTTCAAAATATATATATATTTTTTGAAATCCGGGCTTAAAGAAAAGAGAGAAAATCCTTCCCCAAAAGTACCCCCGGGTTTTCGATTTTGGACATTTTAAAATGTCCAATTTTCACTTTCCGAATACTTTCCTACTTTTTAAAAAAATGAAAAATTTGGAAAAATCCGGTTGTGAGCATAATGCTGCGAAACTGGATTTTCTTTTAAAAATGCGAGACCATAATTTTTTCCAAAAAAATTTGGATTTTTCAAAAAACAATTTAGGAACTTTTTTTGTTATCCATCTATAAGAACTAATGGATAACCAAAAAGTTCCAAAAAAGTTCCAAAAGTTCCGATGCGAAGGTTGTTACTACAACACGTCACGTTTTAGTCAATTTTCGCGACATTTGGAAACTGAAAAACATAAACGGATAACTTTGGATAACATGGATAACACCCCGGATAACCCAAAAAGTTCCAAGGCAAAAATACACGAGTGTAAATGTGGCAAGGTTTATAAATACTTATCAGGGTTATCAAAGCATAAGAAAATATGTCACAAATCTTCTTTGCAAAATGAAAATGAGAATGAAAATGAGAATGAAAATGAGAATGAGAATGAAAATGAGAATGAAATTATAAACCTGTATGAGGCAGAAAGCCAAACAAAAAAAGATGACAAAGCCCTTCTCTCGTTTTTATTGAAAGAGAATCAAGAATTCAAACAAATGCTCATTGAACAAAACAATAAATTATTTGAATTAGCTCAGAAACCAACGACAACCATTCACGGTAACAATAATTGCAACAATAGATTTAATATTAACATGTTTTTGAATGAAAAATGCAAGGATGCAATGAATATCATGGATTTCGTGGGTTCTCTCAAACTCACACTTCAAGATCTTGAAAAAACAGCCGAGGTTGGCTATGTGAAAGGGATTTCCAATATTATTGTCAATGGTCTTAATCAGTTAGATGTTTACAAACGCCCAATTCATTGTAGTGATATTAAACGAGAGACACTCTATATCAAAGACAATAATGCATGGGAAAAAGAAAATGAAGAGAAGAAAAAAATAATAAGAGCCATAAGACACGTTTCGATAAGGAATGCGAAGCAGGTTGGCGAGTGGACGAAATCACATAAGGGGTACAATGATTCAAGTCACAAAAATAGCGATAAGTATTTGAAAATTGTATCGGAAGCAAATGGCGGCGAACCCGAAGAAATCAACAAGATCATTTCAAATATATCTTTAAAAGTAACTATTGACAAAGAAAATGTATGATGATATAATCCTATTAGGATTTTTCTTATTTTTTGTGTATTTTATATTTTCATGAAAAAATATAAAATTTATACCACAACTGTATCACAGTCGTTTTTTATTATTTACATTATTTTATTTACATTATTTTATTTTATTTACAGAATCAATATGTGTACGTAATCATAAATTTATGCCTCCGCACCTGCACCTACCACCTTCTTCTTGACAACCTTCTTCTTTGCCTTCTCCTCACTAGATGCCTGAACAACTGGAACTTGAACTGGAACTGGTGCAGGAGCTGGAACTGCAACCGGTGCCGCAACAACCTCCTCTTCCTCCTCATCATCTGAATCCTCGACAAGAGTAGTACCCTCGTTGAGATCCGCACCCGTGTCAGCATCCTCATCTGGCTCTGGCGCCGCCTTGATCTTCTCCTTGTCGCTCGTCTTGAGCTTAATAAGGCACTTGCCGCTCAATGACGCCTTCTGCTTAGCGCCAACAGCCTGAATGAGCTTCCAAGTCATTCCAAACTTTCCATTGGCAAACCAAAGACCGCCACATTGAAGAACGCACGCAACATTTGTTCCCTTTTGCAAGAAATCAATCGGTGTAACGCATGGGTTCTCTGGATTGGGAAACAACTTGTTCTCATCCTCGTCATAAACCTCACACTTCCAAACGCCTTCCCACATAGGAATCTTCACCCTTAGCGTAGGCGCCTTGGTCTTGTCAGACTCACCAGTGTCTCTGTTCTTGCTGTACTTTAGCATAGGTGTCCAAAGCGCATCAACCACATCGGGGCTCTTGTGCGCCTTGCCAAACCAGTCCTTCGAATAAGTGAGTGCATCGTCCTTGATCTTTTGCTCAAAGGCAATCATATTTCTAAGAAATGCTTCAGAATCTTGAGTCTTGTACTCATCATTCGGAAACTGAAGCGACATATCAAACTTTCCATTTCCCTCGAACTCCGTCGCACCCCATGTCAACATGAGTGGAGTTGCGATGCGAAGGCCGCTCTTTGTCATACTATTCAAAATATTAACGCTCTTTCCACCCGCGGCATTTGCCTTTGGTGCGGAGTAGCGAATGTTATTGCTATTGAAAAGGGTTCCGTCAACGATCGTGTCTGCCATGCTTGCTCTGTATGCATTATATATGCGGCTTGGCTTTAAATCAATTTTTTTTGAAATTATAAATGAAATGAAAATAGGTCACAATTTTTGTCATATGTCTATACTATCTAGCTGCATTAACATTTATTTATAATGTAAAATGACTCAAAAAGAATTTTCTAATCTTATAGTATATGACAATTCTTGATAAAAAAATGAAAAATTCTTACGTCGACATCGATACAAATACAAAAATAAGCACAAATTCCAATTCAAATAGTGATACATTCATTAAAGAAATATATGAAAAATGCGAGAAAGAAATGTGCTTTCCAAAAAAGACTGAAAAAATAAATGATGATGATATTATTGTTCCAACCACAACAAATTACCAAATCATTCTAGAGCATAATTATAATAAAGATCAACTGCGAAAGTTTTTGAAGCACTATAAATTGAGATTATCAGGAAGCAAAAAAGAGGTCGTTGCCAGAATATTTTGCTTTTTGAGATTATCCTACTTCGTTGCAAAAATTCAGAAAATCTTTCGCGGTGGGCTGCAAAGAAAATATGATTCGTTACATGGGCCTGCGTTTAAGAAGAGAGAAATATGTACCAATCCCACAGACTTTTTTACAATGGAAGAACTCAATGAAATACCCTATTCACAATTCTTTAGTTATAAGGATGTAGATGGTTTCATTTATGGGTTTGATATCCTTTCTCTCTACAACTTGATTAAGAAATCAGATACAGAGGCGAAAAACCCATACAATCGGATGGACATACCTAAAATGGTGATTTATCAAATGAAACAACTAATACGCATTGGTAAGTTATTGAATATTGATATCGATATTGATATTAAGGATGTTTTGACCGAAGTTACAAATAAAAAATCGGTCGAATTGCGCATTTTGACGCTTTTTCAAAATATTGATTCTCTCGGAAATTATAGCACCCCTGCGTGGTTTACTTCACTTAACCGGATAAACATTATAAAGTTTGTGAGAGAACTGGTAGATATTTGGAATTATCGCGCACAAATCACGAATGAAACGAAGCGTGCCATTTGTCCACCATCCGGTACCCCATTTCAGAACTTGAGCATGAATTATATCCTTGTCGAGCATGATTTAGATAATGTCAGAAAAGCTGTTGTCGAAGTTTTAGAAAAAATAGTGAATACTGGTGTCGATAGAGATAGCAAATCTCTTGGTGCATACTATGTACTTGGAGCTTTAACCCTTGTGAATATAGAAGCAGCTGAAACAATTCCATGGCTTTATCAATCGTTTTGCTACTTTTGAGAGAACCTAAAACATAAGATAAAACATAAGATAAAACATAAAACATAAGACATAAGACATAAGAGAAAAAATTGAATCCAAAAAATGATTTGTATTCAATCAACACACAATCCATCGCAACACACCTAAACCAACTAACACATAAATCATGTCGTACATTACTGAAACCGAATTTATCACCCTTTGCCGTATCGTATGCAATGGTCTTGCGAATGATGTTCTAAAAACGGCTATATACAAATTTTATGGCACTGATGTTATAAGCGAGAAATGTTTTGGAGTTCTAAAGCATATTCTAGAAACATACACCCTGCCCAACCTTCAAACTACAAAATTTACTATTAGTGATATTGAAAACTTGTATGAATTTATCTCCGGGCTCTCTCTACATAGGAAAACCAAACTGCAAACGCTATTTACATTGGCATTTAGAAGCAAGACCGCAGGACTAAAATTGGTGAATGGAGAGAAACTTGCATATATTACAGATCAAGTTATCAAAGCTCAACAATTGGCTCATCAACATGTGAAAATGGATTGGACCGATGAAAAACACGGATTTTATATTACAATTGTCTAATTATAGCCAGTCAATACTTTAGCCAAAAATAATAAAATACTTGCATAAAAGATAAAAAAAAATAAGAGAAATATGAAAAAAATACCAAAAAATAT